AGCGAGAGGCTAGGGTGACAATATTGGAGAACGTAGTGATACAATATTGGTGGCATAGACTTTTGGGCAGGCGGCCTCTCGCGAATTGGGTGCGGAGCTTAGCTTCCCTAAAATAGCACGGAAAGTAATAATATCAGAGGCCGAGGTGTTTTTGTTCCTCAGCCCCTATTTTAGAATCTACTATTTTTCATATGACTTAGCCAGAGAATCATCAGCTCCAATAGTTCATATTTGTTTTTAATATCACTGTTCTCCTTGAGTCTTAGTAGTTGTTGTTCTATGTCGACCTTTTTCTTTTGGTAATCGACGAGTGCTTCTTTCAGTGTCCTCCTAGTAAATGTCCCACTAATCGCACTACTGATTGTCCAGAATTCATGAGAGAAGTCATAATCAATCTGACTCTTATAGTCCACAAAGAAATTGACACCTTCTATATTCCCAGCTTCTTCAATGGATGTTTCGAACTTTTCATTGTATAAGTTAACAATACCCAGGATTGGAAGGATAGGGACAAAAATTTCAGTATTGATCTCATTTGTGTCTATGTCTGGATATTTATTGCTCCACCTTTCAAAGTCCTTGTAGAAACTTCTTACTACATCTACGTACCTATATAATTCTTGGGGTAGTTTTTTCTTGAACTTTTCCTCCATTGTTTTTAGGTTCTGGATTGCGGTATCTAGGTGTGTTAGTTCTTCCCAGTACTTCTTAGGGTTAGTTTTCTTTAGTTGGTATAGCCTGTTCTGTCTTGCATTGTGTGAGTCTACCTTTTCATTATACTCATCAATACTCTTCTTCGACGTTCCAAACCAACCATGAATTAATCTATCCCATATATTCTTTCTGTATGGTTTTCTATCAAGGAGCGCAAAATTTTTACTTCTTAAGATTATCATAGCTTACTTTTTACGTGATTATACCAAAGCTTTCTAAGTTCTTTTGAGTATTCTTCATTCCTACCAACTGCATTTTCGTCGTGGTAGTTTTCATTATCCTCAATCTCATGTTTTAAGAAAGGTAAGATGAGGTCTTTGAGATTGTTTACTTCGCTGTTTGAGTATGTAACGTGCCAAGTATTATTATTGGTATTGTATATGAAGTAGTAATCATATTCTATATTTGACATGAGTACTATTTCACCATCACTTTCTATATCCTTCTTATAAGTTTCCACACTATCATACTTCTCTGATAATCCTGAGTCTAGCCTGTATATGATATTATCAGTCCTCAGTATATGATCTACATCCTGATCATCCTTACCTACCATCCAGTTCTTAAGTGGACCTGCGAAACTTTTTATTGCCTCCACATACTTATAGATTTCTTGTGGTAGTCTTATACCATACATCTTTTCAAATTCCCCAAGTCTTTTAGTAACTGTGTCAAGGTTATAAAGTTCGATTAGGTACTGGCGAGGGTTATTTTTTAGGAGTCCACTAAGCTTTTTCTCCTCTGCATTATGCTTGCTAACGTAGTTATTATACTTGTCAATACTTTCCTTCGACGTTCCAAACCACCCATGCTTAAGTCTATCCCAGTTATTTTTATAGTACTGTTTTTTCTCGAGCATGGCGTAGGATTTTGTTCTTAATACTATCATGCCTTACGTTCCACTTACGATACTTCCTGAATGTGGTGCGCCGGTGAATGGACATGTTGGTATGCAGTTAAAGGGCCCACTCATATCTGTTCCTGCTGTTCCCTTTGTTTCTAATTTACCGCCAGTTATTTTTACACTCGGCGCTTTGATTACTGCATTACCCTTACATTCTACCTCTGCACTGCCTTCTATCGTTAGTCCAAGTTTTCCATCAGTCTTAATGTTGATGTTCCCTGACTTATCAATTTTTATCCAGCTAGTTGGTTCAGGTGTTGTATCTCTTTCTTGTTTATCATTATATTCACTGGCAGGGTCAAAGATTCCGATAGTTAGTTCAGACTCTGTCATCTTAATCATCTTTCCCCTTGACCTTATACCAATGAAATTATTCTCCTTTAGTTTTTCGTAGAGATAGTAGGATTTGTATGTAGGATCCAATTCAAGCAATACTACCACATCACCTACTCTTGGCTCATCTACTTCTCCTCTCTTTGGAAATGCTCGTAGTTCTTGATTACGTCCAGGAATATCTACTTCTACTGTATAAAGGTCTGGGTCAAGTATTTTTGTAATTGTTCCTATACTATATTCCATTACTTCTTCTTATTATTTCTTTTCTTGATTCTATCTACTGTATTTATCTCAGCACCTAGGGCAGCACTTTTTACCTTCTTAGAAACTCTTGGATAGTGTATTCCTGCCCCTACCATTGCTGCCGCTAGTCCGATTTTACCTGCGTGTTTATTAAGTGTTGGTGCATATTCCATTGCATTAGCCACTACTTTTCTACCAGCCTTCGTATCTCTCAGCATTTTTCCTACCTGGCCTAATCTATCGGCGCTAGTAGTTGCACTTAAGTCTATGATTGCTCTAGGTGCTAATTTTGCGCCGAGATAAGCAAGGCCACCATACTTAGCTGCGTCAATAAGCGGCTTTCCAGAATTATCTTTCAGTGCACTCATACCAGCAGCTCTTTTTGCTTTCTTAGTTATCTCTTCATCACTAAGTCCTCTCGCTTCTGCTTTATCAGCCGCATCCCTCGCAGCTTTAAAATACTTTTCAGAATCAAGTTTACCATTTTTATCATTTACCCAACCGATACCTTTTCTAGAGTCTGGGAGGGCAAAGTTTTTATTTCTTAGTATTATCATTCTTAGTTGGATTTTGTTCACTACCTAATGCGATCTTACCATTCTCTTCAAGTCCTACTAGTTTTGTTGTCCACTTTGTATGGTATCCGTCATCCGCCACATAATCTGAATCATCAATGGCGATAAAGAATTCATTGGACTTGATTAGGTAATACTTGAAAGGCCACATCTTAGAATCTACTGTTGTCTTTGAGTCTCTTGTATATTCAACCACATCACCTATTTTAAACTTAGGTACTTGTCGATGCGTTATGATAATCTCTTGAAACAGGTCAGAGTAGATGTAGGATGTGTTATAGTTCAGGTTTTCACTCATCTGGTAGTAATCTTTATGTACTATACTCAGCGCTCCACCTTTCTGTAAGACTCTGGGATTAACTGGCATTACATCCTTATATTTCTCTTCCCAAATATTTTCAACCTTACTATAGAGTGTTGGTTGATATTTCTTACTGAATGGTGTTTCTTGTGTGAAGTCTGAGTCTGCGTGTATTATGAGTTTAGGTTCTCGGTTTCCGTATGAGTCAGAAAGTCCCATAGTTTCTTTTATCATAAGCCCCTCTAGTCCAAACGTGAAGATACTATTCCTCTTATACCCCAAACATATTCTCCTCAGGAAATCTTGATCTGTTTCATGATTTTGATAGAGCTTTAAGTTTTTTGCTTGTAGGTCTGTCTCGCACCTTAGATCAACTTTTCCTGGATATACACCTCTTATGGAATCCTCAATACTATCCCAGACAGAAGTATGTTTTTCGTCGAAGAATTTTTGGTCCCCCACGCAAACAAACTCGATATCTAGGTAGTTCTTCTCATGCCATCTATTAGTTATGAACACAGGGATATTATAGATTAGTCCCCCTTCTTGTTCTAGTGTAATAGTGCCAGTGTGTTGTTCTGTGATTAGCTTTAATGACTCAGACTTTCCCGCAACCTCAAGCCTCATTTCGCCTCTTGCTAGTTCTCCACCAAGTTCTTCATATAAGTGGAGTGATTGAAAACGGTAACCTGAATCAAACCAGGGCTGAAAATCAACACTAGTCTTATATGAATTTTTATATTTCATCTTTTACATTCCATTAAGCAGGTTATCGATCACAGACTTAGGATATACATTCAAGACAGTACCTTTTGTGAATGACTCAAGACCCACAGCACAGGTTAAGATGAGGAGTCCTGTATATTTAGTATCTCCATATATATCTTTTGCAATTAGGTCTGGTCTAAATTCGTATGTCTTAATAATGTATGGTTCCTTCTCTGCTTCGAACTCTTTAAGCTTATCGAGGAGTACAGAGTTAAATACATCATACCCCTCGATATAATTTTTCAGATCCTGCTTAGTACTTTCAATTCTACTTGATTTCTTATACATTTGGTAGTCTATTATTATTCGATGCCTTTACCTTTTCTAGTGATCGTTTCATTTCATTCAGTATACCACCATCTCTACCTTCTGCAGACTGACTCATATATCCTGCGCTAGCTCTACCACTAATAAATCTTTCTAGTGATACCGCCGAATATTTAGAGGCCGGACGTAGCATGATGTTAACTTCAGCAAATAATGGAGAGATCTTACCACTACCGAAAGGATCTTTTACCATTTCCTTGCTTTCATTGATACTGATATTACTGATTACTAAGTTTTCGATCGCATAGTAAGGTCCGATTCTAAGTTTCAATGTACCTTTCTGAATTAGATCCACATCCTTAATATCGGCCTCAAAACCGGCGGGAGGAGTTTGCCAAGCCATAACGGTACTAACAAAATCCTCTACGTCTTGTCCCAGTGCTTTGAATTTAACAGGTACATAATCACCCACCGCATAAGGTAAGAGCCCTATTAATTGATCGGTTACTGTTAGGTATTGTTTGTCTTTATTTACTCCATGCCTATCAATAAGTGTATCATACCTGTTAATAGTTGGAAAGATAGTGAATTTCATACCAAAGTTACTACCAAAGTCTGTACCTGTTCCTGTGTAATATGTGAATCTAGTACCCTTTACATCAAGTGCCCTAGCTAGATACTTTGCCTGCGCCGAATAACCACCCGCTTCTGCCTCAGTAAAGATCTTAGAAATTCTACCCACTGTCGCCGCTACATTATCCCCAGCTGCCTGACCTGCATTTTCGAACTGTGCTGACTTACCTACCATATCTTGTATTGCCTCTGCGAATATCTTAGCGTATGGTGCTTTAGGTCTCATTGAATTCCAGAACGATCCAATTTCATCTCCACCAAAACCAGTCCATTCGTTAGTAACAGTTACTTGAAAATCTTGGTTAATAATAGATCTACATAGTGGAAGTTTACAGTACGGATATTTCACCGCACTGTTCTTCTCATCTAGTATAATAGTCTTAGAATCTTCCTCTTGTAGGTCTGCTGGAAACTCAACCCAATTCTTAACACCTTCATCATCCTTAGGTTTATTAGGATCTTCCCAGGTATTAGGGTATAGACCAACAGATAACATAGGGTTTCTAAGTTGGAGATCATAATAAAATCCACTAAGTTCTCCAGTCTTGTTATTATTATGTTTCATTACTTAGTCCATCCTCGAGTTTTTACTGTTTCTTTCTTAGGTGCTGTATTACCAACAATCTTAGAAAGTAGTTGATTAGTTAGATCCTGCTTTCCTACTAGTTCTGACATATAAGCAGAGGATACCTGATTAGCGGCAGCAGAGATCTTTTCATACTTGCTAGCTGCTCTACTAGACACCGCATCCTTATTAACATTAGCCCTACTAGTTCTACCGGCGAGTGTTGATATTCTCTCCTGATCAAGTACACGGAATAAGTCTTTATTAGAATCAACCATTTTCTTAGGGGCAATCCATTCACCTTCATGTACATAACCAACTGCCTGTCCTGTATCACCAACCCTAGTAAATCCACCAGTTGCATGATAACTAGGCTGACCCCAACTACCAGTAGTGAAGTTGTATTGGGTTTTTATAGGAGCTAATAAACCTGCACCAGTGTTCTTCTTTGCATCTCTTGCATTCTGTGGAAGTTTACCAGTCTTTATAAATGCCTTTCTCTGTTCTGCCGTCAAGATTGTTGTAGTGGGCCTCATAGGTATTCCCTCAACATTACCCTTAATACCTATATTATACATCATATCTTCACCAGCTTGCTTTTGCTTGGCCATTATCTGATCTATCATGTTGGTGAATGGACTCTGAATATTAGGATTAACTTTCATATTCTTGATCTTATTCCCAGCATTTTCTGCATCATTGAATAAGCCTTTCCACCAATTTACTAGTTTCTCACCTAATGACATAGACTTGTTAGAAAAAGCCTTGAAGTTCTTATCTGAATCTGCTGAGACTTTATCCATGACACCCTTGTTCTTCTCATAGTTTGCCACTGCTTTTCTCACATCTTCATTAGCAGTCTTCATATACTTGTTCTTCTTGTCCTCTATTGCCTTAAAGTTCTTATCTAGTTTCTCAAGATTATTTTGTAGCTCTTGTCCAAGCTTTTTAGCGAGTGTATACTGTCCGCTATCCGTCGCCTCTTTAATTAATTTTTTATATTTTGCAGTTGCCTGGTCCTTCTGAGTTTTTATACCTTGCATCTCCATATCAAAATTAACATAGGCCTCTAACGATTTATCCAGTCTTGATCTATACGCAAGTCCCCTATGTGCAGAATCACCGGCTTTGGTATTATCTGACATATTACTTACATTAGTCCTTAAAAGAGTTCTAAGTTTTGCAGATTCAATTTCTAACTGTTTCTGTAGGGCAGCTCTTTTATTTGGATCAGTTTCCCTATTAATCTTATCTCTTAAGTCTTTAACTTTTTGATCGGCTTTATTATAGGTGTTCTTGAAATATACACTGTTAAACCAAGTCTTAATATCATCTACTTCACCACCGTCTAGATCTCTTCCCGCTCTTTCAGTGAAGTATGTCTTTATGTCTTTAAAATTACCCTGTCTAGCTGCAGAATATAGGTCTCTTAGATCTTTATTACCACTGTCACTTAGTAGTCCCTTAGTAACAGACCTTATGATTCCATCTCTACTGCTACCTAGCATCTTTCCATCTACATAAAGACTACCTCTTAAGTCCTCTAATGTAAGATTATTTAATTCTCTTTTATGTTGGAGTTTGTATGTATTGGCTTCGTTCCACATACCAACTCTTTCGTAAGATGCTTTTCTACCTTTATCATCAAGACCTACCCAGTACTTTTCAAATGCATTATAGTCATTAATACCTCTTCCTTTCAAGTACTGTCTATTCAGTTTCCAGAGTTTACCAGCTTCACCTTTAAGGCTTAGTAGTTTTTTCTCTTTTGCTAGTTCTGCGTCTGACTTAGCATCGAATGGTTGACCAATTGTAGGTAGTGGTCCGCTTGTTGATGCGCTATCCCACGCAGCTCCAATAGATCCTGCAATACCGCCAACATCAAACCCACCTCCTGCTACATTTCCTGCTGCATTTGGGTCGAAAGATACTGAATTAGAATCACCAAGATAACTAGCAGCCCCTTTTAAGTATGTATATGGATCAGCTTCATAGTAGATTTGTCCCCCGTTATTATTGAGCTGTTGGTTAAGAGGCGTTCTACCAAGACTCATAATGAACGTTCCAAAATCTCTAGCTGCAAGTGAACCTCTAAATTTACTGAGGAACATATTCAGCTTGGCATTCATGTAGTCTTGTACAGACCCATAGGTTATATTCTTACCACCTCTCTGCATTCCACCAAAGTTATTTTGATTTCTTGCAGCAGGACTAGTACCACCTGCAGATTCATAGCCATCTTGTGCAGTAAAGAAGCTACTGAGTCTCCCCGCATCTTCCTCACTCATGCCTCTCTGTTTCAAGACGCTATACCACTTAGCCCTGTGTTCTTTCCAGAAGCTAGCTCTATCGGCCTTTAGATTTCCGGCGGATACAGTAACTGGCGAACTAAATCCGTATGATGGAGCACTTGCCATTCCTCCCCCAGAATATCCACCTCCAGAGAAAGAACTACCTCCGCCAGTATATCCACCGCCGCCTCCATAGACTCCGCCGATGTGATCATTATAACCACCACTACCAAAGCCTCCGAAAGTGTTAGGTGTATCGTTGTAGTTACTGCCGAGATATGGAGTTGCACCTGTACCATAATTTCCAGAGTCTGTATCTCCCAGTGGTTCTCCGTTTGCACCTACTCTGTTAATATGTCTGAGAATAACTCCTTGCTTTCTTCTATGATAGCCAGTGTTAATACCACCCCACATGTTTTTCTGTAGGTAGTCTGACATCCAAAGTCTACCAGAGAACATACTAACATGACCATACGCATGACCAGGCATTTCTTGTTGTGCTAAGATATCTCCTGGTTGTGGACTCCATTTTTGCCAATCGACTGGTGCAAATCCTACCTTACCTAAAGTTCTAGCGAAGTCCCTTGCATTACCAAGTACACCCTGTAGTTTATTAGCTGGTAAGTGTAGTCCTGCCTCTACTGCAAGTCTCACATACATTGCACAACTAGCAGCGGATCTAGGTCTAACATTTCTTTCGAGTGTTCTACATGCATCAGCTACGAAGAATGGTCTGGCTTTTCCATATCTAGTATCCACCCTACCTGGCATTGTTCCCCATCTAGCACCAGCACTATCATGTTGATTTGTGGATAAGCTACCAACAAACCCACCAATCATATTAAAGCCTTTATTAGCGTACTCTATACCGGTGTTAATTCCACCTACGATGCTATTACCAAGTCTCTTAGAATTATTCTCGATAGCACCCATAGATGAATTAGCCCAGAATGCATTTTCTTCTGCTAGGTTTGAGTTATGTAGGTTCTCGAATTCCTGAAAGTCCTTACTATATTCGCTAATATTAACGTCGAACATAGTCTTAGGATCTTTACCTGCTCTTGACCACTTTGCACTTGCCGCCTGTACACCACCTGCTCTGCGAAGAAGTGAATTCTGTATTTGACCTAGTGCAGCAATACTCTGTTCTTTGAAAGACTTAACTCTATAGATTCTACTAGCGAGATACCTAATTGCCTCAGGTGACAAGCTATAGAAGTCATAGAAACCTACTCCTTCGTGAGGATCATCGTAAGGAACAAGTTTATATTTGTACCCATTTGCAGAGGCTCTATTTATTGCATTGGTTATTTCTCCGTTTATATAACCTGGGATACCTGTATTTCCAAGTAACTTTCTACCTAACCACAAAGCACTTCCGGCACCTGCAGCATCAAGAAGTCTATTATTTACTCTAGTGTTTCCAGAGTTTGCAATTGATTTAGCACCGTATCCGGTAAGACCTTTGAGTCCTAATGCATCAGATATACCATCAGTAATACCCATCTGAGTTGTAGCGCCACCGAAACTCTTAGCATTTTCACCAGCATAATCTTCTTCTGTCTTTGGTACTCGGATTGCTTTCATCCTGACAGTAGAGATCATACCAGACCTGATGAGCTTCCCTGCATCACTACCGAACATCTGCTGAATGAAGTCCCTATCTACAGTAACACCTCCATTTTTAGTTGCATAGTCTTCCATCCTTGAAAAACCAGCTGCAACTCTGGCCGTATCAATCTTACCTGTCGACGCTGCATCTCTATAGGCACCCATGATATCTCTACCCTGTGATATTTGGCCGGATACAGAACTGGTAAGGTTTCCACTGCTATCTAGGGCCCCTTTCATCAAGCTATATTTCTTCTGTCCATTTCTATTTGCGACAACAGCAGCAAGATCACCAGCATCTGTATTTTTAGCTAAGGTAGTATATTCATTGTACATATCCCTCTGCATCGCTGCATTGGAACTTTTAATACCTTGTGTGCTAATATTTGTCTTTAGTGCGTTCTGTATTCCCTTTTTCGGGTCGACCATTGCAGTGAGGATATTACCAAGATACCCGGCCATACTAGACAGGGTTAGACCAATATTACTTAAGTCAATATCTGGGAACTTAATTGCCTTCATTGCAGCACCTCGTTCCTCAAATCCATGGTCTAATTTCATCTTAAGGTAGTCAATAAGATCTTTACCTACTCTCATAAGTGCCGTTCCTACTGTATCACCCTTTCTTACATCACCACCAAAGAAACTAATAAAGTCGGCTCTAAATCCTTTACCCATTCGTGCCAGTGAGTTACCATCAACACCAACACCAAAATAATCTAGTCCGCCCTTTATTTTTTCACCGACCCAAGTAATAGCCTTTAGTACCTTGGTCCAGTGTTTTGCTAAGAAGGTAACACCGAATAACATGAGAAGTGTTTTAAACTGTCCACCTACTGAGTTACCTATTTCTTTTGGATTAAATGTCGTCATCATTTCTTTTCCGACACTCTCCATTTTTCTTAGCATCTTATTTGCACTCTTAGTAAGACTCCACTCACGTCTATCGAAATCTCTACTCCTACGTAAGCTTTGTTCTTTCTGGGCAGCGAATGCATTACTTACCCATGTTTTAAATTTACTTTGTCCGGGATCTGCTTGTCTTGGTGCAGAACCCATAGAACCACCTGCAACATTATTAGTAGTAGTTGTGTTATAGTTATTGTTAATTACTATATTATTTGGTACTACCTTTACACTTCTACCTTGGGTCTTCTGTACTTTTGGTTGCCCTAGTCCATATTTTCCCAGTATCTGTTGCGTTTGTGGATTTACTTGCATGTCTTGAGATCCTGCCATACTAGCTATTTCACCCGCTTGCAGCATCATAGAGTTAGATTGTTCATCTTGATCCATTGCAGCTCGTTCAAGGGCAAGGTTCTGTTTTCTCTGATCCTGTATTGCCTGAATCTGATTACCTATTGCTTGATAATCTGCAAGGTCTCCTCCCCGTCTTCCTGCAAGTTCTCTAGTTCTTTTCTCTAAATCTTTATCACTTGCTGCCATTTATTTTTACTATCTAGACAGGTTTAGAATTTCTGTAGTTCCTAGTTGTTCACCTTCACCACTTTCATCATCCTCACCCTGTTTATTTTCTGCTTGTACTTTGTTGACACCTTGTATTGTCTGCCCCTTATCACCAAAATCAATAAGTGGAAAGTCAGGGTCAGTTCCTTTTGATGTTTCTATAAATTTATCATATGTATCTCTAAGTTTGAATAAGGCACCAAGTCCATAGTGCTCAATATTATCAACTTTGAGAAACTTATTTAAATAGAATTTTAGTTCCATCAATCGGGCAATTGACATAGATGTCTCGAAAGAAATCGACAATAAGCGAATCAACACTTACTGCCACACTCCTCCTTTCCTCAGGCTTCTTACCTTTATTACAGTCTGGACAAAATACTTGGACGGGCTCTAATCTATCATAGTAAAGCTCTCTCAGTGCCATCAACATTGTAATATCTGAGTGTTTTGCGCCAAGTACATCCTGCTCAACTTGATTACCTTGCAAGTCAAAGTCTTTTATGAGGGCAATAGTTTTAATCATCTTAAGGTCTGTTATTTTTCTAAACTTAAGATAGAGTTTAAACACCTTCATAAAATCATTCCAAGTTGGTACAATAGTTTCGTATTCATGGCCGCCTAGTTCAATCTTAGCGCCATTCATTACTTTTTCATCGATCTGCTTGAAATGGATGTCCTTATTAAAATCAATACTCTTACTAATCGTCTTTCCACAGTCAGGACACTTAATATCTACATGGTAACTGAGATTTTCACTGACAGTACAAAGCTTCTTATAGAATATCAAAAAATCAATGTCCATGATATAACAATCTCTGATATTTGGATCGTCTTTAATTAATTCATGAACATCAAAATAATACTTACCCAGTGGATCATCACTCGGTACTTCCCCAATATAATTACAGATTTCTAAGAAATTGTAAGGTTTAATTCTAACACATGGGAAGCTATAACCATAACCTCCACTAGGTAAGAGGGATACATTTATTTCCATACTTTTTAGGATTTAATTATGAAAAGAAAAACAACTATGAACTGTTTTCATAGCTGTTGTGTTTATTAAAAGTAAAGAGGTGATTATTTAACAGGTCATGGGTCTATCTAGTATTTCACAGACCTGATTAGTAATTCTCCTATATTTAATTACAGATCCACTCACCCTCCAGTACATTATATTTATATATAATTTAATTATTAATTATATATTTGACTCGGGAGACGCTTTTAAAATCCAACCGTAATCTATTAATAATCACACTCTTTCATGTATAAGGAATCTAGGGGCTTACTCATCCAAGTCTTCCACCTTAGTTTTCTCCCTAACTTCCTCTTCTTCTTTCCCTAGCTTACCATTATCTTTATAGTAACCTAAGTCAAGTAGGGATTCTAATTTAATCCCATATTTTGTAAGATTCTGTTCAATTACCTCTTTGCTTGGAACTAGTTTTTTATTATCAACAGTCCAACTAACAACAAGTATACCTATCTCCTTACCGCTCTCACTACGTAGGAAATAGAGACCAGACAAATAACTATCCTCAACCATCATAGAGTGAGCATATCTTTTATCTATCTTCTCCATATCATCTACATTAGCAATCACTGTCTTATGTCTACCAAGATAAGTAACCATAGGATGAAGACTAGTTCTTACATTTTGATAGTTCTGTGCTATTTCTGGAATGCCTCTATCATAGCAAACACTCTCATAACACTCACTAAAAAATCTAAAGTGTAATCCTGTTGTAGTTTTTAGGTTATCGTGGAAAATACTAATCACTACCCTATCTGCATTTAAAGATAGTCTAAGCTTTTCTATTTCATTGTTAACACTATTTTCGACGTCGTCTGTTAAGTCATATACAGATTCATCTCTTTCTTTCAGATTATTTCTATCTTCTGTAATTGTCTTTGATATGACTTCCCTAGTATTCTTATCATTTAGTGTTACAAAGAAGCTAACAACCGCCATAAGTAAGATAATGAAGACTATTAACTTTAGAATAGCCAACCAACTTACCCTGCTTACTGTACCTAAAAATTTATCCCAAACATCCGCTAACTTACTAAGAACTGTTACTTTATCTTCTGTTAACATATTCCTAATCCTCTTTCTGCTTTCCTGCTAATCGTTCTCTTCTCATAGCAAGACGTCTATTCTTCTCTTCGTTTTGCTTAATTAGGTTCTTCCTACTAAGTCCATAAAGTCCTGCACCAATGACACCACCAACAACGGCGCCCTTTACAGCATTCTTACCTACGGCTTTCATGATCTTCTTAGAACCGTTAGTTTCGAATTTTTTTTTGTTGCTTTGAGATGATGCTCAAGCTCATTTTCATAACCTAACAAAGACCTTATTTTGTTAAAATAAGGATCTTGTCTATCGGCTACTATAGCGTCCTTTAACGTAGCATTTAATGACTTCTTGGCTAGCTTCTCACTACCCTTTTCATATGTGCGTCTTGCTGCTATATCTGCACCTAATGCACTGGCACTGATCACTCCCAATGCCGCAGCTGCTTTACGTCGTTTTGCCTGTTGTTCGGTTTCTGCGTGTTTATTATCTTCTGAAAAATTTCTTCTTACTAATATCATAATTATTTACAAAGATTAAATAGGTACTTATAGTTTTCTAGTTTCTGTATCATACCCTCTACTTCACTAGATATACCTTTAAATACTACATCTTCTGGTATGTTATGATAAAATTCGACAGAGGTTATATTGATTATATCTTCCAGTAGTTCCATTGGCTCAGATTTATCACAAAACTCTGGATTAATATCAAGAGGACCCATACTACCTAAGACACCCATGAATGTCTCTGCGATCTTGTCCTGATAGCTAATGAGATCTTCATATAAGTCATCTAAGTATTCATGTATGTCCTTGTGTTCTGCTGCCCAATGTAGATTCTTGCACCTAATTTTCCAAGCCTCTACTCTATTTAAGTAAGATATAAAAATGTCTCTGTCACTATCACTAAACTGTTTTACTCTATACTCTATCATTTCTAAGTTATTAATTGTTAGAGTTAGGGAAGGGAAAGATAATAACACTTACCTCTCCCTCTCCCTCTCCCTCTCCTACTTTGTAATGTTAGAGATTCTTAAACTCTAATGAATAATGCTCGAACTTAGCTGAGAGTGTAACATCTGAACGATCACTTTCTGCCTCAGCCTGACCATTATTATCAATACCTGCGTCCTGAATAATTACATTGTAGAAAGTAAGCTCACGAACATCAAGTCTCTGTGCGTTTGTAATAAAGAGTTTGCAATCCATTACTACATCATCCTTACGGAATGAGTACTTTGTCTCACGATCAGAAATTTTTTGTCTCCAGTCATCAAGGAAGTATGTAATTGCCTGATCCTCTCTATCAACAAATGACAGTGTTAAGTTACCTGAGGTCGTCTGGTTGGTCTGCTGATAAATTGCATAACCACCACGCATACGCTTCTCAATACCAGTAACACTAGTATCAACACCTACCTGAACACTATTGAGGCGTGCATTAATAATATCATCGCCTGGATAATAAACAATCTTAGGAGCTGAGAGTACTTTAAACTCCCACATGTCACCACGCAAGAACTCCTTATTGTTGTCACGATAGGTTGAGGTATAGTCAATAAACTTTGCTCTAAGTTGACTACCTCTTACAAGATCTGTAACTGTTGCCATGTTATTAAATTTTATATTGGTTTGTTATAGTTTATTATTATATCTAAGTCTACTATGTTTTTCACTAGGTCACTTATCTTAGTTTCAATTTTTAGACTTAGAGTTCCTTTTTTCTGGTCTATCTTAAACTCCTTAACTAGTAATGATCTCACTATAGAAAACCTAGTCTGTATCTTACCCAGTATACCTTCGATTACTCTTTTAGTAGCACCGGTATTTGGTAGAGATAAGTAAGCCCATTTGTTCTTTTCTAGTTCTCTTTGTATCTTACCAAGGCAGAATCTCATTAGTCCAGAAGTTTTATAGTTAGGGCCATCAAAGTAAGTCGGGTAGTAGTAATACTGCCCATTATCGATCATATAGTTGGCTTTCTTTTCAACTAGACTAGATTTCAGGTCATCTTTACTATATGATACACTTCTTTCAATTGGACTAGTGTAGATAATATCATTTCCAGTAAAAGAGTATGTACCACTTAGTAGGCCTCTCAAGAATGTATAGTATGCAGGTCTATACTTACCAGAACTATTCATCATACTCTCATAGAAGTATAGCAAGTAGTTCAGTTTATCGTCTGTATAGTTATTCCTGTAGTTACCTTCATTACACTCTATCAATACTTGACTTCCAGACTCTACTACCTTACCTAGTAACCACTTCCACATAATCTCATAACTACCATCTACCACGTAATTATCTGGATCTGGTAGTAAGATAAAGTCGATATAAGTAGTGTCTTGGTACATAAGTAATGATTCTAGGCCCTTCTTATGCGATCTTCCTGTCTCCTTAGTAGATCCACTGAGTTCCCACTTACCTTCTACAAGTCCCGGATCTCTCCAATCTTGCTGTATATAGTAGTTATCCTTATCTTCTACACTGTAAGGCTTATATTCAGTTTCTATGGTTACTTTACGGTTATTTCTAGTATTCTTCCAGATCCCTTGATAAGTTTCTATTAGTCTACAGTAAACTATCTTAGAGTCTCTGTTTATAATACTGTCTATTCTTTTATCTAGTTCAGTTGTCCATGAATATCCAAAGAAGGTTTCTACTATATTATATCTTTCAATAGTTACTTTATAATAGTACTCCTCCTCTGTATGTTCAATCTTAACTGTGATATTTCCACTAACACCACCGTTACCAATCGTCCTAGACCAAAATTCGATCCTAGATTCATCCTTACTTAGCTTGTCTAGTATCTTTCTGTTTATATCTACTGCTGGTTCAATGATGAGGCCTTCCATATTATACAAGCCGGTCACATGTACACTAACAGGACAATATAAGATATCCCCGACTAGTTCATAACCAGAATCACTAAGTTTATCTATTAAGTCCTCAATGCTAGAAAATCCCTTAGCAGAATGATAGTAATTTCCATCAGGCTCCTCAGGTATATTCCCACCACCATTATCATAGTAGAACAGCACTTTATCATAGAACTGTGGAAGTATTATATAGGAACTCTCACTTTTTAGTTTTAGGTTTTCATAGTTGATTCTAAATGCAAGTGTATGTGTTCCTTTAATGATAGAATCTTCATCTATATTTCCTGCATCGTACTCATCCTGTATTTCTTGTAGTACCTCAACATCTCCATCAGTATCTTCATCAAATAGTGGATGACAGTATGTAGTATGTGATTCTAGATGACATAACCTTAGTGTATCCCTATTACTATGTGACAGTGTTTTTGGAAGTTCTAAGTTTTGTGGGAGATCTTCTATGTTCACCCAACCACCTAGACTATCTAACCAAATCAACTTATCAAATGTATAGCCCCTAGGAATATCTTTATACTTACCTTTACCTTCTATGTTTACGTTCTTATAGATCTTACCTGGTACACCCTTGTCTGGTAGATTATTTATAAAAAATTCATCTTTATCGTCAAGGAATGTACTGTAATCTATATAATTTTTCCCACTAGCCCGTTCTTCGTCTAGGATAGGCCTGAATAAGTATAATGTGTTTCCAGATGCTACTAATTCTCTGAGATAATCGAAGTCTTTAAAATCTGTTCCGAACCATAATGTTAATTCACTGACGGTTCTTACAAATACAGGCTTCTCAAATGACATCTCAGAATCAACTACCTCTGCTAAGATAATAGAGTCTTCACGCTTACCTTGTGATTGGTAGTTTATTTTAGTTTTTCCTAAATCTAAGTACATTCCTTATCCAATTATTTTTACTTTCTTTGGGCTGATCTTTATAGGCTTGTTAAACTTACTAGATATTGTACCAAACTTATCAGCAATACTAGTTACTTTATCAGAATCTACCTGTATTGCTCCACCGTGATCAGGATTTTCTCCAACAATACTAAATGCAACTGTTAAGTCATTACCGCCAGATTCTATTTCACCAGATCTCTCCTCTATGAAATCTTTAAGAGTCAAGAGAAGTTCATACTTGTTGATAGTACTTTTCTGTGGTGTCATACAGTAAATAGTGCACTTAAAGGTTACATTCTTATAAGGTGCAATACATGTAAACTTCTTATCCACAGAGGTAATTTTATTGTATGGCTTTTGATACCCAACGAAGTTATTAAATCCATCTTGCCCATAGTCTAAGAAATCATGAGCCTCACTATTAAATACTGAGACTTCCATACACCTCTCAAAATATGTTCTAAATGATTTATACTGGTCATCTGCTATTGTCAACCTAAATTCATTACTAAACTCAATGGATGTTGGGAAGCTAATTTCACCATCATATAATCCTGCCGTCTTAGTAGTGAGTTTTGATTTCTGCATTTCAAACGCTACTATCGGCAACCATCTATTATAAGCAGTCATTACACCATGATCTAGCTTATTCCACAAGTTAATTTCTTCGATCGGTGGTAAGAATGATTTTCCACCGTTCTCTGATAAACCTACGAATGGCTCAAATATAATCTCCCAGTATGAATTAGTATCTAGGGTCATTACTTTCAGTGGATTATTTTTTCCACCTACTACCTTTCCTGCTGTTGTTATGTATGGGCTCTTCTCAAATGTATCAAACAGGTCTTGTACTGTTCTGATTTCACCAACATCTGATACATTACACAAGTCTTCCAGTGTTGTATTCATTCCCTGAAAAGCACCATTACCCAAGTAGTTCTGATTGAATTGATAATCGGATGGACTTGTTGGTACCTTTCCTATTGCTGCATCTACAAGCTTATTTGCAATACTCTTAATAGACATACCCTTAATGGATTCGCCTTTAGAGTTTGCCTTAGTCCATGATTGATACTCGCCCCTTGCATCAGCCTCTTTTTGTTCTTCCTTATCATAAGGTCGGTTAATTGGGTATTTCTTCTCAATGCTTTCTCCGTGTATTAATCCGGTTGCTGCATCTTTGACTCTCTTAAAACCTCCCTCAATTGCCCCTCTTAGTCCACTTCTAGCTGCATCTGTGATAATACTTGGTTTACCTGGGAGTCTATCACGGTTTACTTTGTACTTCTTCTCTTGCTCAGTTCTTTCGTATACTAAGAGAGAAAGTGTTTCATCAAGTAGTACCGCCCTAGCCTTTTGACCAAGTCCTTTACCCCAACCACGACCTAAGACAGTTTCTGCAATAAATCTAAGATAATTATTTGCATTTATCGAGTCTATTCCGAATCCAGGTAATTTTGTACGTGGTCTGAATCTAGGGCTGCTCATCATAGCTTCCCTGTACAGTGCTGCTTCAAATTTTTTAATACCCTCAGGACTAATCTTATTACCACTAAGATACGTAGACATGAGTGACGATATCTTAGCAGCCCAACCTTTATTTATTGACTTATCTTGCAGGAAGTGTAGGAGATTTTGGTAGTAGTTATTGAGATCTTTATAGTCACGTATCTTGTTAACTAGTACATCAATCCCAATATCATCATTCCCTGGCTTACTAACTTCCTTACTAAGCTCAATCTCCTTATCCCCTACTTCTACCTTACTAACTTCCTTACTAAGTTCTAAGTCACTGCTATCAATATTTAGGTCAGATCTTTTATTACTTAGGTCTGGATCTTTCTTGGTACGTTCAACTTTCGCAACTTTCGTACTAAGTTCTTCAGCATTTCCACCTTGATTATCATTCACTGCTAGTACTGAATCATATAGTCCATCAGATTCAGGATTAAATTGTGAATGTTGGTCTGTTGCTGCGTCATTGATTACCTTACCGACTATCCTACTAAGCTCTAGATCTTCCCTGGTATCATCTATCTTGCTAATCTCCGTACTAAGTTGATTATCCCTAGTGTCATTAATCTTACTTACTATATCACTAAGTGGATAATCTCGCTTGTCATCTATCTTACTGACCTTTTTACTTAGTTGCGGATCCTTTTCAGTATTTTCTATCTTACTTATTTTCTTACTAAGTGGGTATTCGTGATCTCCTTTTTCAATCTTTCTTACCTCTTTACTCAGTTCGGGATCTTTACTACTACCACCTACCTTACTAACATCACTGCTTAAGTTAGGCGCTTCTTTCTTATCACCTTCTATCTTACTAACAGTCTTACTCAGATTATTAGTACGATTATCACTGATCTTACTTACTTCCTTACTAAGTCCTGGATCGCTAATATTATCACTAATCTTGCTAACCTCCCCACTTAGTTTAGGTTCTTTCATGTTACCGCCTACCTTACTAACATTACTGCTTAAGTTTGGGGTCTGTTCTGCTCTTTCTACCTTACTTACTTTCTTACTTAGTTTTTGATCCTTCTTATTACCTTCGATCCTACTAACATCCCTGCTAAGACTTGGATCGCCCTCTGTTTTCTCTATCTTACTTACCTTCTTGCTGAGTTGCTCTTTCTTCTTATCTCCTTCTAGCTTACTCTTCTTTTTTGCTAACTGTACATCTCTTGTATCACTAATCTCTGCTCTCGTCTTACTTAACTCAGCTTGATCACGAATACCTTCTATCTTACTAACATCTTCAATTAGTTTGTACTCTTTATCATCTTTAATCTTGCTTACTTCTTTCCCAAGTTGTAAGTCATCTCCTACTCCTTCTATCTTACTAACAACCTCACTTAGCTCTGCGTCTTTATGGTTATTTACTTCTACCTTACTAACATGCTTACTCAGGGTTGCACTCTTACGTTTTCCTCCTAAGATCCTCTCAAGATTCTTACTAAGTGCATTATCTGTTGTTCCCGAGTTTATTACCTTTTCTACTTCCTGACTTAATACAGGTTCTTTATTACCATCGCCAATCTTCTCGACTAGACTACTTAATGTTTGAACCCTCTCATCACTAATTGTCTCTACTGTCTTACTTAGTTCATTCTCTCTCAGGTCGTTTAGTCTTTCTACTTCCTTACTAAGTGATTGTTCTCTTGTGTCTTGAATCTTCTCAACATCCCTGCTAAGTTCATTCTCCCTATTATCTTTAATTGTATCAATCTCAGTACTAAGTGGCGTTTCCCTTGAGTCGTCTATCTTCTCAACAGTCCTACTAAGCTCTTTTTCCTCAACACCTTCTATCCTACTTACTTCCTTACTGAGATCAACCTTCTTTTCTCCACCACCAACTTCGATAACTGAATTAGATAGGGCTACATTCTCATTTGACTCTATCTTCTCTACCTTATCTGATAGTGGTACTTCGTTCTTTAATTGTCCATTGAAACCTATGACACCAATTTTATCTTTTTCTAAGCTAGTATTTTCTTCATACTCTGTCCTAAGTTTTCTAAGATACTTACTTAGGGCTGATATTTCTTCTGGCTTAGTAAATTGTTCACAGGATCCAGGAACTTTATTATCTTTTCTTATTTCCTCATCCATAGTTTTTACATGTCTAGTGTTTCAATAATACTCATCAACGTATAGGAGAATAGTGTATCACCTGTTTCACTATAACCTTGTTTTAATGTTATCTTGAATCTATATGTTCTCTTGTCTCTGGTGTATTGTAGTTCATCACCAACTTCTAGAGATCCATCATTAGTAATAGCCTCAACACTATCCCTATTTCTATTCCATACGTCTTTCATGTCGTTCTGATTAATAATGAGTGTTGTCGTAAACTCATCATAATCATTCTCAAGTGTACTATCAGAGGAATATGATCCACCAAATACATTCTTCCACTTACTATTTTCTTTAGGCCTTAGTACTATGAACTTCGTACCTAACATTGCTAGTTGTGCTTTTATTGTCTTTAGTGTAGCTTTGTAGAATTTATTACTCCTCTCTACACTCCTTGATGCCATATTCTCTGCCATACTTTTACAATATATTATCTAAGATAGTACAATAACCTTCTTCATCAACAATATACTCAACTAGTTTAATATACTGCTGAATTGTTAAGTTGTCTGATAGCTTCATAACAAAAATATTTCTATCTAGACTTGTACTGCACCTATTGAACTTAGACAGTTTCCTAATGAAGTCTTCTATCTTAATCTGACTATATTCCAAGTCCATAGGTATATAGATTTTTATGTTCTTAATATCTCCTGTTATACTGATTGAGTCTTTTGGTATTTTCTGACTTACTTCAAAATCTTCTACTCCATCAGACTCAAGCTTTTTCTTAATTTCTTCTATCATTTTATTGAAGATTGAAAAATTCTTTAGCCTAAAACTAACCATAACTGTTAGAATTTATTATTAAATACATTAGGAGTTAATCCCAATGACATAATCTTCTTTAGGATCGTAGCAAACTCATTTTCATTTCTGATTGCATACGTATAGAGTGATACATTATTTAGCTTAGACTTATTGATCACATTCTTCCAGTGATTATATACGCCACCTATTGCCTTATCCTCTTTACTATTATGTACTGCTGATATCATGAAAATACCAGATGCAATAGACATTTGAACGGGCGCTTTATTATCACCCTCTGAGAAATGATGTCCTTCAATGTAATAGTTCTTCTTCAATACATTAAGGAGGAACTTATTATTTAACATTCCTCTAGTTGGTGTAATACCTAGTTTTCCCAATGTATCTGCTCCTAGCCCATTAATTGCTAAATCCATACCAGACATAATCACATCAGGAATAGACTTAAGTGGGCTCTTAATGTATGTAAGTGCCTTAGATAATCCACTTCCAATAATCTTAGTTGCATCATACTTAGAAATACCTGCACCCTCTGAGAAATTCCTATCTTCCTCGTCTCCACATGCCTCAGTAATTCTTCCTGTTACTATTGCATTATTGTCAAGGAGATTAATCTTAGTGCCCAGTGTATTACTCAGTTCCATCATAAAATCACATACTGACATGTAGTTTGTGAATTTGATATTAACTGAATATGAGTTTGCGTTTAGGTTAATTACTTTCGCATCGTACTCCATACCAAAGAATTTTCTACAGTATGAATCGAGTACTTTATTAACCTTATCTAAATCTTCCTTACTAAGACCAAAGGTATACATAATTACTTGGTTATCATGGATAGTAAATGTAATCTTATAGGCAGTTACGTTTCTATCATTGAAGCTGAATTTCTCCTCAATCTTAGCTCTCTTATCTACGTTCTCACCGACTACAATACCAGCCACTTGATATACACCAAACTGACGTCGTATACCTCTATCTACTTCTTGATACTTGATACTTGACATTGGCTTGTGGAAGTAATTTAGTAGGAGCTTTGTTGCAATACCTCCTAAAGTTCCCCACTTAGCACCAGTCAAGGCACCACCAAGTACTGTATTATCGTCCATCAATCCTCCAGTTACTGCACCGATACCAGCTCCAATGCCAGCACCTTTACCTACAGTTTCTAATACACCAGGTAATCTATCAAGTGTTTTAGGTCCTGTATAGTGCCCCTCTTGGATTGAAAATTTCTTGTTTCTAAATTTAATCATATACTACTTAGAGCGGAATAATATTATGTGCATTTGCTGCTAGATCTCCGAAAGTTAGTTTACTTCTATCAAGCCTCTGTGCAAACTTAGACTTTCCATATTTTTCTGCAGTTCTCTCTAACTTTGGTATTACCTTCTTTGGAATCAATGGGTGATCCTTAACATAAGCAAGAACTGGTGTTCCCCAAGGAGCTGCTATAGCTGCACCTGCTGGTCCTCCCATTGCAATACCCATAGGAGTAGATGCCTCACTTAATGCTGCAATACCTACTACATCAGGTCTCTTAATAGTAGCCTTAACTGCTTTATTAGCTGTCATACCTACAGGAGTTGTTGCAATCTTATTTGGGGCAGCCTTAATATCCTTTACTGCCTGAACTGCATCCCTCTTTACCTGCATCGCTGTCTTAGGGGCGAATCCTTGCTTTACACCATAGCTAGGAGCCTTACCTGTAAAAACTTGCTTAACTGCATTTCCTGCCTTAAGACCTGCATTGTCTAGCTTTGTCATTCCCGCATTAGCAACCTTCTTAATACCTGCCATAAGTTTAGTTGCTTTTGAATACTGCTTAGTTCTTAGTATAATCATAGTATTTATAATAAAAGTTCTCCATACCAACCAGACTGTAGTGAATAGTTATCACATCTACTGCGAAGTTCCTGGTATGATGCATCTACGTTACTTAATACATCCACTGACATATTCGGTAATTGTAGAGATGCCTTAAGCTGTCTAATATAATCTAATAAGTGAACCATACACAGGTCCATAAAGAAATTACCTCTTGCACCAGTTTCTACATCAAGGAAAAATATCGCTGAGTTTTCTGATTTCTCATTAAACGATTTCTTTGGTGTGAAGTCTGGAATAATTGGGTAACTAGTGAGTCCTTTTAGGCATATAGTTGTCTGTGGTAGGTCATCTAAGAATACATACGGTTTTCTATAGTCCGTTACATATTGATAAGCGCCTGGACCTGGATAACTAGATGTACCACCAAAGCCTGCATATGTATTACCTGAATTTCCTGCACCTACTCTCCACATTGGCATAGAGTTAAATACAAGGATTACTCTATTTAATGGTATAATACACTTAAGCCAGGATGTAAAATTAGATTTCAGCTCATAGTAACCATCTCCGATTGAATCACATGGTACAAGTTGCTCTCTATCGACAGTACTTTCCCATATGAGAGGGGTAGTTAATTCAAACTCCCTTAGTGCTTTTTTAAATATCTCTAGCAATACTTCATCTGCACTAACGTAGTCATTTATTCCAAGTAGTTCATCCAGACTGTGTATTCCTAGAAGTGTAGACCTAATAAATACTTTCTTCTTTAAGTCTGATAGTAATGTTTTATCTGCCATGCTCTTTTATATTATTTGGCCACACGATATTTTATAGTAGAGGGTAAGCAGGAAAACTCTACCTACCCTCACTACCTATGTAATTTTAAATATTTCCTTCAAATGGCATACCCATATCGTAAGCCTCATTATAAACCTCTACAAACTTGAGAGATCTTGGATAACGAACTTCTACTAAGACACGAACTTTATTCTGCCTTGCTAGTTCATCGTTATTAATGCTAGCAATTGTGATCTGGTATGCATCAACGGTATAAGACATTGACAAGATCTCAGTACGGAAGAAGAAATCAAGTGCAGACTCCATATCAGAATAAAGTGTCTCACCAATTCGTCTACCAATAAACTGTCTCAAGATCTTAGGGAATGACTTACTGAGGCGGATGAACAGACGGCTATTTGCTTCATCAGACATAATATTATCCTCTGACTGCTTTGTATAGTTGTCGTTCATATTCCAAGCCTGTGACTGATTATTCCACATAACAGTATTAATCTTCTTGCTCAATAACAACTGACGCGTCTTCTTATTGAACTCTGTCACTGGCTTCTTATACTGTACTACACCATTTGTCTGTCCGATAATTGGTGCGAACTCTCTATCAAGGCCTCTATTTCTACCTACTGCCTCCCAATAAAGTGTACTAGGTGCTGCATAATACTTAAAGCCAACAGTACCTGAGTCTACATCCCAAGGTGCACTAACATAGAGCTTATAACTATCCTTACTTAACTTATTTGCTGAATTAGCGATAGCGAGGTAGTTTGTACTATTTACTGTACTTACTGGATAGAAGTAGTTCTCATTAATTGCCAAGTTAGCCATGTATGACTGAACGGCTGGTGATGTACAACCAAAATCTGCAAGTCCCTCAGTCTGATAAACCTCATCAAGTGCAAGTCTATCAAATGCCTTCATAATGTCAGAGTCACTAACATTGAGAATAGAATACTTCTCAGGATTAATGCCAAGATTTACATGAAGCTCCTCTGGATCTGCCTTATCGAGAGTAATACCCTTCTGATACTTGAAATACTTACCCTCAGACTCAGTACCAACCTTTGCGATATCACCTACCTTTGGCTTAACAATATGCTCGTTAAGTGATGCAAGTGAAGATTCGTCATAGTTAGCAGTGCCTGTTGTATCCATCTTAACCCAACCTGGCTCTGATGTAGTAACCGTGCACTTGTAGTATGTTACCTGACCACTTTCATTGAGCTTTGCATACTGACCATCTGTACCTTCTACTGCCTTGAGTGTAGTAAGATCTGTATACTCCTGTGCACTATCAGCCTCTGTACCACTTGGACTATACAACTGCCAGTCTCTTGTAGTAGTTGTCTTGTACTCATAGTAATCAACAGACTTCTTACCAACTACCGCTACATCACCAACACTTGCAGTAGCTGCCTTCATATCAAGCTTACTGTCATATGCCTTAACCTTAGCAAGATCACCAGACTCAAGCTCATCCTTCTTAACTGGCATCCAACCCGTCTGCTTTGATTTAGGAAGATAGCCAAAGTAGTCAAGACCAAGATCGCTCAAGTCGTCAGGAAGTTGTAGTTGAATCATCTTAAGTGACTTATTCAATTCATCTACTGTTACATCACCACGACCAGCAATCTTACCAACATTGAAATATACTGGCTCACTGCTTACGCTAGGGTCAATTACTGCTACCTCATAGAAATCACGATCGAGTACATCTGCCTTTGGTGAGATAGTACCGTTCTTAGTGAAAGTATCTAAGACTGTTGTGAGTACTGTATAAGGAGAATTACCACCCTCTGCTGCATCATTCTTACTTAGTTCCTTTGTAATTACTGCATCATGATTAAACCTGCGAATACGAACCTTGAGTGGTGTACTTGAATTATAGTTGTTTACTGCATAATTCTTAGCTGGCTTAAATCCTGAGAACGCTGCACTATTCAGGTCCACAATCTTCTGTCCGGGATTTTCTGGCGTCCAATCCTTCTCGCAGATTACTACATACGCGAGACCATCCACGCCACGCTTATCGGACTTATCTAGGACCTCAACACCAACATAAACCTCATGGAATACAACACTTACTGCATCCTTAGGATCACTTGCTACTACCTCTGCCTTCTCATCCTCATAAAGTGTGTATGATGGGCTGAAGAAGATTGATGTATCGTTAAGGTATGATACAAGCTCCTTAAGATTCTGTACATAGTAGTCATATTGTGGTCCCTCATCGGTTGTTCTATTACCAAGTGAACCTACACCATTGATAGACACTGCCCAACCATCTGAATTATGATCTGCACTATCCTTATCAACATCTACTACCAACTTAAACTCTGGTACCTTCTTGAGCAGTTGACCATCACGTACAATATAAACACTATTGTCATCTTTTACAAGTGGTTTTGCAAAGAAGATATCACTAGCCTTACTTGCACGAACTAAGAGCAAGTTATTTGAACCAGAGAGACGATAAGCATTCAACCACATTGTCTCAGCCATTGTATGATCGTCTCCCTTATATAATTTATTAAGTGACTCTACATATCCCTTAGTTAAGTCCTGTGATGAATATGTAGCAATGAACTCTGCCTGGCTAGTAATCAACGTTGGTACTGATGGTCCTGCGTCTGATACAATAACACCACCAATAATCAAGTTTTCACCTGCCGTTGGATTTACTGAGGCAGTTCTAATTTTCTCATGAACTTTTACGTATGGTTCCTGAGTTTCTTTCCACTGTGCCATTAAATTTATTCTTATTTAATTAATTAACCAACCTCTACTAGATATACTGGGTAACCTGCTTGTATAAATCCCGTAACTACTGACAGGACTGCATTTAGATTACTCCTAACATCTCGTACAGTTGATATCTGTATTTCGTTATATTTGTTAGATGCGAAATTTGTTGATACCTGAGCTGCTGGAATATTCTTACTTAATTTTCTACTTAAGTTCCTTAGTTCAGGGTCATCTGCTGTATTAACTAACATCTTAAAATCAGAACCATCAGAACTAATTACTAGACAAACCTTAGTACCGAGTAAGTTAGCCTTCTTTGGATCTCTGGTATAATCTTGATCCTCTCGATAATACTTCTTATTTAGCTCTCTTAGTATTGGTGCCATAAGTCTATTATCTGCACCCTTCCTATTGAAATGCTCGTTTAACTGTCTAGCCGTTCCAACTAAGGCTCCAAGTGCTGCACCGATAATTGCACCAGCCCCAGCAAGCATCTTACCTTCTTTAAAGAAAGGGACTTTCTTGACACGTCCACTAGCTAATGCACCAGCCGTTGCGCCAATACTTGCCCCCTTAATCGCATCATTAACAATATAATTACTAAAGTCTTTCTCTCTAAACTTAATCATATTGTTTAATTACTTTTTTAACCGCCGATACCTGGTACTGCACCTGGAACTGCTGCTGCTGGACTAGAACCTGCTGCCTTCTTTGCCTTGGCTGCCTGACCCTTAACAGTAGTCTCATCAGGAAGACCTACTAAGTCCTCTGCATTATATTCAGCTGAACGCTCGCCCAATGCATTGATAGCAACTGGCATCATACCATCATCCAAAACTGCTGATGTCAACTCATCATTAATTACTTTCTCTGCCATAATAATTTATTTTTAATATGTTAGTTATTTATCCTAAGATACTTTTTATTCTACTATATCTACCCTTCTGAGCAGGCTGTTGTACTGGTTGGGCTTGTATTGGTTGTACTTGCTTTATACCAGTATTTAACGTCCTCACTGAATTACTTGTTCTATTGAGCTGGGTAGTTAGTTTATTAAGTGCATCTAATTCTCTCTCTCGAATCTCTCTGTAACTCTTACTCTTCTTCTTATTGTTGTACGTATTGGCCACATTTAATGCAAGACCTGACGCACTAAGTACTAAGAATGGACTTTTTAGATTCTTTACTGTATTTGGATTTTTCTCAGCCCATGCGGAAGCTTTCTTCTTAACATTGTCAGATAGCTCACTTACACTGCTGTAGAGTCCTTGTCTAAATCTGATCATATACTATTAATAAGAATAACCCTCCCTCTGGGTCATGTTAGTTTTCCAATCTGCTCTTTCTCTCCTAAGTGCCTGTCTCTTTGCATATTCAAGTCGCTGGTTATAGAATTCATTATCCTTCGCCTGCTTACTTCCCTTGTTATATGCCATCACACCTGCCGTTAGACCACCAATCATTGCGCCAGCCTTACCAAACTTAGCTGCACCTCGACCCATTGCTGATAATCTAGATACTTGTCGTCCAGCTGCATTAACACCAGGCTTGAATAGTCCCTTTGTTGCACCTATGACAGCACCAGCACCTAGACCAGCCGCAGCACCTGTCGCAGCTTGTTTTACAATTGGCGCATAACTATTGGTCTTTTTCTTTTCAGCGAGAATATCAGCATCTTTCATACGCTTGAGATTATCTGTATTATCCCAGACCGTATAATTTTTTCTTTTTAACTTATATACTGCCATCTTACTGTTGTTCTTGTTGACCTGCCTGTTGTTGTGTGAGTTGTGCTTTTCTATCTTGTGCATCTTGATATTTATATGCACCTGGGTCTAGTGTCTTACCAATCTTCTTAGTAAGTGCCTGACTACCATCCCAAGTTGCCTTTGTGAGACCTACACCAACACCAATTGCACCAAGATTAGAAGCTGTCTTATGATTCTGTATGAACTGGCCTACCTTAACTGCTGCATTATTCTGAGTACCTGTAATACCCTTGCCTAATGTACCACCCTTACCAAGTTCCTCAAGTCTCTTACCAAACTTCTGAACCTGCTTAGTACCCATCATACCAAAACTACCAACATTAGCTGCAAAACCTGACATTGTTTGTGCGGGATGTGCTTTGAACTTGTTAAAATCCCACCATCCTGGCTTTAAGCTACTAGGTTTGAAATTCTTAACAGCACTAGTCACTTTACCAATGAAACCTGGATTAACTGCTGCATACGCCTTCTGTTGTGGAGCCTGCTGTTGTTCCTGTTGTGTTGCCGCTATCTGGTCATTCATCTGTTTCTTATCAGACATATAACCCATTACTGCTGGAACTGCTGTAAAACCTCCGGCCATAACCCAAGTAGATTTCTTTTTCAAGTTATTACCGACCATCTTACCAAAGGATTTTCCCATCGTCGATATACCACTCAATGCTGAATATGCCTTCTGTTGCTGTCCTGTCTGTACTAAGTTTCCGTTCTCGTCTGTATCAAGGCCATTCTTTTTCATATTATGCTGAATGAATTTACCCCCAGCATAACCAGCAACACCCATAGTAAGACCAGTTGCAACATTACCTGCCATGCTCTTACCAAATGTTACTCCGCCTGCCTTACCTACATTACTTGCAAGTCCAGCTGCCTCTTTACCGAAACTAGTAATAGCACCTTTAGCCTTTGCAATATTTCTAAGTGTACCAACTGAGAATCCAAATTCTTTCTGTTTTTGATCAAGGCTACTCGCTGCTGCCATTGCTTGTTCTGGATTACTCTTCGCACGTTCTGCAATACGATCAAGCTTTCTATTCTGCTCTTTCAATAATTCGTCGTGCTTTTCCATTTGTTCTGCTTGGGCCTCTGCTTGCTCTTTCATCTGTTCGCTCTGGTCACTGCTTTGTTTTAATCCAAGCAATGTAGAACCAACAGTTAGAGCAGCACCAGCCCAAAACTCTTTCTGCTTATATCTAATCATCTTACAGTCCTCCTATGTAATTAAGACTGCATTGAATCACTAGCAGATTTAAGACCTTTACCCAAACCTCTTGTAGCAGCGGCACCAATACCTGCTCCTACTAACCAACCAAGAGGACCACTTGCTGCACCTGCCAATCCACCTAAGCTAGATAGACCTTGACCAATTGCTGAGCCTAATGTTGCACCACCAGCTAATCCACCGGCAATAGCAGCAGGTTTTGAATCAAGTGCCTTACCAACACCGCCTGCAATACCACCTACTGTATTCTGTGCGCCTTCTGCCCATCCAAATGTTTTTCTTTTTATCTTATATGTTGCCATAATTAGTCGTCCTTTAAATTATTCCATCCTAACCCTCTATTTAGTTCGCTCTGCATTTCTCTTAGCTCTGCCCTAATATCATCAGTCCTATGAAGTTCCCTCTGACTAGTTTTCATCCTTCCTAGTCTGTTGAGGTCCATATCATATTTTCTGTTTCGTTTAAATCCGATAGAGGGCGCATTTGTATTAATGATATTAGAGAAACGTTTTATTATCATCATGCGTCTAATAGATAAATCTTATAGTTTAATCCGAAAGGTAGTATATTAAGGGCATCAATAGCGGAATCAATACTTGGGAACTCTAGGACAAGACTTCTACTAGGTTTATCATACTTAATTGCATCACCTAATAATTCTTGTACTTGATATTTTAGGTTGAAGTCTGGACTGAATGAGCTATTGATAAACTCACCGCCCTTATTTCCACCATTATTATTGTTATTGTTCTGTTGTCCGTTATTGTTATTTGGTTGCCCGTAATTATTGAAACCACCTCCCTGTTGCTGTTGTGGCTTATTACCTCCGTTACGATTCTTATTCTTACTAAATAGCTTCACCCTATCTGAGTCGGAAAAAATCTTCTTACTTAGGGAGAGACTAATATTACCAAGTCGTCTGTCGTATACTTTTGGAGATAATCTAACATCGTCTGGTAATTTAGCTTTTGCACCAATCTTAAGGTACATACGATACTTATCCTTGTTGAAGAATGAAGTACTAATTACAAAACGTTCGATTACTATATTATTACCTCTCAGGATTGGAATTAATGCGCTCGAATTAATTGTTGGAAACTTATTACGATCTCCATTTGTTCTCTTCATTAGTTCAACATAAAGAGTTCGCATTGCATCATATTCTGAGAAGTTCTTCTGTCTAAAATTTATCATCCTACTTAACTATTGATAAATTATACTTAACACCCAATATTTCTATAATGTCTAATGCAATACCTAAGTGACTTGTCTCTCCAGTTACTGTCCTCTCTTTTGGATCTGTATCTGTGATTTTCATGTTGAAGTAATTCGGGTCGCCAATTAGTTTTCGAGTATATGGGTAAAACTCCTTGTCTTTTACTGTAATCTGATAAGAACCTTTATCTGTTTTTATAAAAGACATCAATACCATAGACTTAGAATTAACCTTACTTACCTTGTCGGCATCTTTCTTAGAGATTAGGTTGAAGTCTACATTCTTTTCCTCTAGATGATTGATTGCTTCATCAACTGCATCCGATTCGAGGAACTTACTTCTGAACTTTATCATCTTGTTTTATTGTTTTTTCTTCTTCTACAGACGTCTTCTTATTTCTGTCCTTATCTTCTGTTCTTAGTATTGTATTGATCTCCTCTAAGAAACCAAATCTAGTATCTAAGACTTCATAGTAAGACAGGTCACATCTAAACTGACACTGAAACGCAAAATTAGAGTTGTCGTCTGGTTGATAGATATGGTTAAAATCCTCTGTTATCGAGCTCCACTTAACGGCAGCTGTAAAAGGATCTCCATATTTATCTAAGGTAGTGAACTCAACGAAATTAGTAAGCAATAATACATCACTATACTTATTTTTAAAATCATGATACAGTACCATATCTGTTGTGTGAAATACAAATTCGACTGGCTGTTTATGACTCATGATATTTCTTTCTAGGTCTCCACGTTTAGGATGAGAATAGTTAGTAGGGGTCTGATTAAATTGATAAGTTATGTAAGAAGATTTAGTAAGTGTCTTCTCCTTATTCAACCTTACTAGCTCTACCCCATAATCATCAAGTATTCTCCTAACCTCTAGTAGAAATTTATCTTGATAGTCAATCTCACGTATCAAGTAATCATTATACCTCTTTCTCAGCGTGTAGATAGTATTATTCGTTGACTCTACCTCAGTGTTTCCATCACCTATTAATAGTTTTGGGAAGTTATATATCTTATAGTTCTTAACCTTAGGTCCCACAGGTCTTAAGTAAAGAAGTTGACCTGAATAGAATAGGTAATTTATAAACTCTTCGTTCTTGTAATCAGCCTTAGATACTACAAAAACTGTATTCTTATAATTCTGTACAACCCTAGACTCTGTATCGTCTGCAATCACAATATTAATAATGTGAGGGTCATACGTAAGCCTCTCCAATCGTAGCCCATTTAGTGTAATAGTAGGGTGAGAAAATCTACTAGGCTTACTCATTGGTGTCATAACTAAGTTTCCATTACCAACTAAGGGCAAGCCGAGTGAGTTAGATAAGGATTTCGCAGAGCTACCTGGAGAGTATGTTAGTGTAAGTGTTGAGGTATTTTCATTTTCTAAGACTGTATCATACTTGCCTTGTACTACTTGAAAATACCTACACTTATCTGTTGTAATGCGAAGACCGTTGTAGATTATTTCATTTCTCATAGTCTACCTACTAGAATTTAGTTAGCTGCCTGCTGTTGTTTCTTACCACCAAACAAACCCTTTGCAAGAAGCGCAGTACCAGCAACACCAGCACCTACCATACCAGCCTTGCCCATCTTACCGGCATTATTCCAAGTATTCATCATACCCTGCTTGAGACCTACTGACTGAGCACCCTTATTGAAACCTTGTTGCCCAGCTGCTTTTACTGCTTCAGCTGTACTATTGATAACTTTCTGATAGCCTTCTTTACCTACAGCTTTTGAAATCTGCCCTGCCTGTCCTTGTAAAGCAGTTCCAGCAACTTTTCTAGCTGCCCTATCTGCTACCGCTTTTGCATCACGTGCTGCAGCCTGTGCCTTCAATTGTGCTACTCTGTCAGCCATTGAACCTTGCAATGTTCCTGCCTTCTTTTCAGCAAACGCTTGTTTAGTAAACTCTGAAAAGGTCTTCCTAGTTAACTTATAAATTGCCATGATATTATTACTCTTTAATAACCAGCTCCGTTCTCACTACCCATTTCTCCGGTCAATGCATCTTTTGAAGCTCCTAAGTATTTAGCACCACCATAAGCTGCGCCTGCTGCTGCAATACCGCCACCAATGATAGCTGTCTTACCTATTCCTGTACCCCAGGTCTTCTTAGCAAGTGTTCCTATTGCATTACCAAGGCCAAAACTTTTACGTCTTAATCTGTACTTTGCCATATAACCTGTACTGTGTTTAAAAATAATACAGCCCCAGCTAAGAGATTAATCCTAGCGGCATTGTAAGTTGTAAAAAGTAGAAGGAGAAAACCATGTCCTTTATTGTAACATGAGAATTCCCCCTTCACTTAATATCTAATTAAATCCTATTAAACTTAAGGGAAAATTATATTCCTAGGATTAGAAACCAAACTTGAAGCTTACCTTCTGAACGAGCTCAGGTGCCAAGTAACGTACACCCTCCTGATAGTAAATACCACTAGCCATCTGAGTTGGGTTGTTGTAGTTACCAATAGTTGGAGTATCAGTCAATGGCATGTAGATACCACGTGCAAGAGGAGCCATCTGACCATCCTGTGTCTTGTGGATAGCATAGAATGTACCCTCACCAGCCTTCTCCTGAATATCAGTAGAACGAAGTACAGGCACACCATCATACCAACCGAGGAGGTCGCTGATGTATGTCATCTTAGTGTTGCGCTCGAACTTACCGATAACGCCACCCTTCTGGAACTGGTTAGCTGCCTGGTTACCTGCGATATAAGCAGTAGTAGTAACACCCTTAACAGCCTTAGTAGCGAGTGCAGACTCAACATTGATCAAGTATGCATCGAACAAGTCAACACGTGAACGATAGTCCATGAACTTAGATGCGAGAGATGCAGGTGCGTTAGAGAGATCAAGATCATCCATTACGTTACCAGCATAACCCTTCTCGAGCGTGCTAACCAACTTGAAGTTGATAGTCTTTGTATAAAGCTCACGAAGCTTTGTGAACAAGAAAGTAGCCATATCTGAACCAGTTGCCTTCTTCATTGCACCAAGAGCTGCGATGTTATACTCAGCAACCAACATATCAGGTACAGTGTTCAAAGCAATCTGCTGCATCTTAGCGATGAAACGCTTGTCATTTGCATGTGCATTAGATGCGCCGTTTGTGCAGCTAGGAGTACCAGTTGTATCCTCCTTACCTACGATGGTAATAGTACCATTTGTAGGAACAGCAGTAGTCAACTCGAAGTCGATCTTACCATTGAGGTAGTTAACAGTACCAGTCTTAAGTACACCAGCAACTGCCATGAAGCTACCCTGACCATTATCGATCAACTCGTACTTCTTACCAGTGCCATCCTCAACCTTAACACGTACAGTACCTGGAATCAACTTACGACCTACGAGTGGAGAGTAAGCAGCGGTACCTGCGTTAACAGTAACTGGAAGCTCGAAGCCACCCATTACCTGTACGTCCTGATACTGATCTGGACCGAGGTTAGGAAGAACTGAACGAAGATTTGTAACTCCCAGAACATCAAACCAATAGAACAAGCCGTTTGGCTGATCGAAGTCACGCTCGATTGACATATAACCTGCAAAAGAGCTTACGTAAGAAGCTACTGATGCGTTGAAATACTGTGTTGACAAGAGTGGAGTCTCAGAATAACCAGAGAAGGTCTTCTGAAGGAGGTTTGCGTTGTTACCACCCAAACCAAATACGTCCATCATTTCCTCGTTACGAGAAAACATCTTTGCATACTCATTACCACGAAGACGAGCGTCCTCTGCTGAAACTGAACTTGCGCGAAGGGCATCCATCATTGCAGAATTGCCCAAAATCTGTGAATAGTTATTCATATGTTATAAATTAATTTATATTACTTGTTTATATATTACTTATTGCTGAGCCAAGATACAAGTGTATCATTCTCGCTAAATGTCTTCTCTGAGAACTGTGCCTCTACGATCTCAGGTTCTGCGTCTGGTGCAGGTGCTGCCTTAGCCTCCATAATCTGAGCTGATGCCTCTGCTGCTGCTGCCTTGATAGACTCAACTGCTGCAAGTGCCTTATCCTCAATGTTCTCTACTGTTGGAACTGCATTTGGATCTGCTGCGACCGCATTTGGATCTACTGCAACTGGAGCCTGTACTGGTGCTGCTACTGGTGCTGTTGCTGGAACTACTGCCTCTGCAAAGAACTTGTCAAGAGTAGAGAACTTCTTCTCATGCTCATCTGCCTTCTCTGCTTCCTCAATCAATGTCTCAGCCTCATCCTCTGTAAGTGGAGTTACATCCATCGTCTCACCATCCTCATTGATGATAGCCTTGGTGAACTCACCATCCTCATTCTTATCCTCAACAACTGCAACTGTATCACTGATTGGAGTAATAATCTCATTGTCAGTTTCTACTGTATCACCAGACTCAAGTGCTTTCTCTACGTCATCCTGATCAGCCTCCTCTGAGAACAATCTCTCCATATAAGAAGTCATAGGCTCATGCTCTGAGAAGAACTTTGTCTCTGCCTCATTAGTGTAAACATCTGAGAACTGCTTTTCATCCTCATCACCGATAAGATTCTCTGCCTCATCGTCTGACAATGGGTGAACATTCATAGTCTCATCGTCTACCGCTACTACCTTAGTAAACTCGCCATTACCCTTATCCTCAACTACTGCTGTGTCATCGCTGATTGGAGTGATAATCTCACCCTCAGTCTCGATCTGCTCACCTGATTCAATAGCTGCCTCAATTGGACACTGGCTCTCACCATCTTCCTCTGAGAATAAACGTACCATGAACTCAGTCATTGGCTCATTCTCTGAGAAGAACTTTGTTTCTGCTTCGTCAGAATAGATATCAGAATACTCCTTCTGCTCCTCATCATCATCGTCATCATCAGCCTCATCCATAAGGGCCTCTGCTTCATCCTCTGTGAGTGGAGTTACATCCATAGTATCCTCTTCATCATCGATAATAGCCTTAGAGAACTCGCCATTTGTCTTATCCTCAATTACTGCAACATCGTCACTAATTGGAGTAATAATCTCATTCTCTGTCTCAACTACACCGTCTGACTCTAGTGCCTTCTCTACATCATCTTGGTCTGCTTCCTCTGAGAATAGTCTCTCCATGTAAGCTGTCATTGGTTCTGAATCAGAGAAGAACTTAGTTTCTGCCTCATTTGAATAGATGTCAGAATACTCTCTTTCCTCTTCACCTTCAAAGTCGTCATCATTATCAGACTCTACCTCGATAAGATCCTCACCACCAAGAACTGCCTGTGCATCCTCTGCATCCATCTTCTCAAGCTGCATGTCTACACCCTGTACTGATGCAAGAGTATGACCACCTGCTACATCTGAGATAATTGCGTTCTGTGCATCAATAGGAGTAATAACGCCATCTTCAAACTCTACTGGATCACCTGAATGAATTGCTTCCTCTACGAGATCCTGAGTGTGTGCGATACCTGCTGATGCCTCTGAGAACATACGGCACATCATTTCATTGTCATCTGAGTAGTACCTAGTTGTAAATACTGGTGCACCTACATACTCGCTGTACTCTCTTTCCTCTACTGGCTCTTCAACCTCACCTTGACCACATGCTGGATTTGCACCAAGACTATTAAGGAGCTGAATTGCATAGGTACGTGCGTCTTCCTGATTATCGAAAATCTCTACTGACTGTACACCATCCTCCTCGAGCTGTGCCTTCAATTCCTCAGCACTCTCCTCTGAATACTCCTGTGCATCTACAATGATATGATCAAATGGCTGAACACCTACTACAAAGAGTGGCATGAAATCGCTGTAGTTACGAGTCTCAACGTTTCTGTCAAGCTCCTCTACTTCCATTTCATCGTCGTCCATAGTTACCTTTGCCTGATCACCTGTTGTCTCATTAGTAACAACAACTGTATTATCCTCATCTGGCAACTTCTCAATCTTAAGATCACCTACCTTAGCTGTCTCCTCACTCTCGATTACCTCTGAGAAAAGACGCTCACAGTACTCTTGATCGCTGAAAATACGAAGAACTGCCTGATTGTCTGTGAATACTGAAAATTCCTTCTCGTCACAGTCGCCATCCATACAAGGGCCCTGCTTTGCAAGATCCTCAACAAGACGCTCATTACCAGCCTCAGGATTTAAACCGCCATCCTCTGCTTCTGGGTTAATGACACCCCCATTTACGTGATTCTCTACTTTCTCATCTGGTGCGCCAACCTGATTACCTGGGTGAACTCCATCTGCAGACGGGTGGACAAATTTTTCCAACTGACCATCCGGAACAGCGACGAGATCATAAGTATCAGCTTCGTCAGCGGCCTCCTGTGCTAAAGTAACCTCACCATTCTCTTTGTCAGTGATAGCAACATTACCATCACCTACGTTTCTATACTCTACTTCTTCAGTATCAACAACACCATTCTCCTTAGCGGACTTGATATCGTTGTCTACCTGCTTAGCCAATTCCTCATCTGTATTTGAGAACATGACTTCCATAAATCTAGTCTTCTTCATTTATGTATTTTTTAATTATTTCTTAATCGTAACCTGACTGCCATCTAAGAAAATAACATCCCTAGAAATAAGCTGATCAATAATGTCCTCTGGTGCATCTGGGTATCTATTTCTTAAGATATCCATGAACTGCTTAATACCCATACTCTGATTAGCATATTCTAATTTCAAGTCTGGGATAATACTAGAATCGCTTACCCAATCTGAACAGCAATCCTCACTGAAATGTAATTCCCTTGGTGTAATGTCATGTGCCTTCTTAAGAATCATAATACCTTTCTCTGGCAACATTCTACGATCATCAAGTCTATCAATTAGGTCAGACTTAAACTCTCTATCGCCACCAACTACATCCTCATCAAGATCAAGAACCTTAGTAACCTGAATGATCAACTTACTAAATAATCTCTCCTGTTCAAATGCGGTGGGACTAATTACTACATCATTATCAACAATACTAGCAAAGCCCTTCTCAAGCATATCATCTGCCTTATTACTGAAGGTCTTTTCGAAAATATCCTTAGTAACTGTCTTTCCACTAAACTCTTTCAGCTTAGTTTCGAACTCATTAAGACTGTCCTCATGTTTTTCTGTTTCTGGATTCAACTTCTCCTTGAACAGCTTTAAGTTAAATCTACGTCCACCACAATTAGGACAAAGAATCTGACTTACGTTCTCAGCAGTCTCCATTACATGACCACAATCCCTACATACTACCTGGCGGAGAGTCATACCACCTTCATTATATTCCTCACTGAACAACTTACGTCTCTGAGAAAATAACTTCATTCTAGCCATTACTCTTCTCCTCCTTCTTCTTCATTTTCTAGCTCTGCAGGTACTGGATTAGAACCGAATACCTCATCAATCATAGACTTGGCAAATTCAGTGTAAGCCTCTTGTATCTTCTTCAGACGCATTGGACTAACCTTACCCGTCTTGCTCATTTCCTGCATTGCTAACCTATATGGCATCTGTAATTTCTGTGCTGCTACTCTTACTGACTTGCCGAGAGAGCTTGCACCAATTAACGTAGATACCTGTTTTCCTGATACTACTTCTGGTGTAATGTTCTTAAAGATATCAAGCACATCAGACATAAATAGAGACTTCATAATCTTAAGTGTCTCTGGGTCAATCTTCTCTAGACCACCTGACTGCCTTACTAGTTGTTTGTACTCTAAGAATAATCTCCTAAATCTCATACGGGGACTAAACTTCGCATATCTAACACGTTCCTTGAGAGTACTAATTGAAAATTCCTTCTGCTCTTCCTTGAATACACCAGAATAAGGAGAATCATTACTAATCTCTACAGCTACATTACCAGAGCTGAACTGTTTTGCCTTAAGCGTAGTGAAGTGATTGCTAATTTTTGAACTCTTAGGTAGCTTAGTGTCCCCAAATACTGAAAGATCTGAAAACTCCTTAACAAATAACTTAGTACTACCTTCACTAGTATCTGAAAATGTCTTTGTACTAGTGTCTGAATGATCTACTACTTCTACTACTGATGCATCCGCCCAACTTGGATTCATAGTTACATCAAAACCCTTCAGAGATACTAATTTCTTAAGTGTATCATGGGAGTTCTGATTATCCCAATAACCAAGAATTACCGCTGACACACCTGGTAATATTGAATTAGAGATCATACCCTTCAGACGTCTAATGTTCTGAATTGCTTGATCATCCATTCCTTCCTCTGATAGGATAGTAGCTGTACAATATACCCACTGATCACTATCCTCAATCCAGATACGATCAATATAGTGAGTAGGAGATGCAACACCAACTAACATAAGCTGGTCATCCTTACCTGCCGTCTTACTTGCAACACTAGGATTATACTTGTTCTGTGCTGCCCAATTACGTACTAGGTGAGTGAGAGAACCTAACATCCTCTTCTTTGCAATATCCTCCTTGTACTTATCACTAGCTAAATACTCTTCAACCACACGGCGCGGAATTATACTAGAATCGCTTGCTGGTATACCGCCCACTGAAAATAATTTAACTTTAATCTGCATTATTATAATTTATTTTGTTTTAATTCGCCTCATAGCCTGCTGGGGTGTTACCTGGAATAGGCTCTGCGAGTGTTATAAGAGATTTGATAATACCTGCACTATCTGGATCTATTACTTTTAGTTCTACTGTAATACCATTCATGTAGCAGGTTAGATACTTATTTTGTCCCTTTGCTTTTATTAGAACGTATGAACTATCCAATGAGTTATGTAATATCTCCCACTCAAATACTTCATCTACCAACCCAACAGTACCGTCCCCTAAGATGGCTAGGTTTTGATTTCCTACCATAAATCTAGCACCATATGAACTACCTAGGAGCCTATTAAATATAGTAAAGATATCTGCATTATCAACTCCAAAATGTTCTGAAAAGTAATATTCACCTTTTGGAAGATACTCACTATTCTTAATATTAACTACTACCTTCTTAGTTGTCTCCTTGATAGTGTCCGTATTGTATGTGTAATCTGTGTAGGGTCGTTCCTGTGTTAATTTAGCAGGCTCTCCAACCAACTGTAATCTTTCCTCGCTGTACACTAAGACGCCCTCTTCATTGCAGACATTATACACAACAGCAACTTTTTTCTCGTCTTCTTCTTTGCGAGGTGTATCAGGAGTTGGGTTTTTCTTCCTGCTACACTTACACAGGTCTAGTCTGAGTATTTCTAAGTCCTTCCAAACGTACTCACCATCAAGACCATCAAGACCTATCATAGTCACTAGCTTACCTGTATCAATGTCAAGCCTAAAACGAACAGACTTAATCCGATACTCACTATAACTATCAACGCTAAATAATCCACTACTAACACTACTAGACTTAACCCTAACAATAGCACCAATTAAGTCATCATAGCCCCACACCCCTGCAGGACTAGTAAGGTGAATTCCATCTGTTCTAAATCTACTCATACTATATATTTCCCTTTTATTGTTTTCCCAGCCTAATCGAATAGTAGAATTCATGTTTCAAATTCACTGGGAAATAGCCATTACTTACTAAGGCGCTCTTCTAACTCTCTGCGCTTCTTAAGTCGAGTGCGTGTATTCTTGTCTGAGCCTAAGTAACCACCAAGTGCACCAGTAGCAACGCCAAATAGACTGCTACCTACACTCCTGCCGACACCAAGACCTAATGCAGCACCTGTGGCAGCACCTGCAATGGCACCAGTTTTTCTAGAGCCACGTAAGATCTCTGCATCAGACTTTCCTTCGTCGTCTAAGTCCTCGGCCTTTTTCTTACCAATGTATCCACCAACCATACCTGGAACGATAGCGCCTAACACTGCAGCTCTACCACGACCACGATGTGATTGAATATCCCCAAGACGAACAGCTCTTTTTTTTTCGCCGTCCGAAAAATATGCGATTCTTTTAATAATCATAACTTATTACTTGTTAGAGTCCATCTCCTTACGCTTCTTCAAACGAGACTTAGTATTCATGTGACTAGCAAGTCTATTTAAGCCTACCATAGTGCCAGCTGTTGCCAAACCAGTGGCAACTCCAGCCGCAGTACCAGCATTCTTGTTTCTGAGTACTTTCTTTGCAAACTTATTCAGTCCTTCTTTCTTAAGATTCTCGTCTGCAAGTTTCTGAAGTTTTGCTAAGTTTCTTTTATTGCTTAGTGAATCTTTCACTGACTTGCCTAAAGCTGTACCAACTATAGAACCTTCAATTGCGCCTGATATTGTACTTGCTTTCTTAGCTCTTCTTAGAATTTCCTCATCACTTGCACCCTCTTTATCTGCTTTATGTGCCGCACGTCTACCAAAGTAAGTACCTTGTGCTCCAAAAGTAGGATTCTTTACTTTAGAGAGAGGTGTTCTCTCAACTCCACCGTCTGAGTAGAGTCTAATTCTCTTTACGATCATATTATTTTATTTATTATTTTGTTTCGTTAGGCCTTCTACTATTCTTAATTGTATCTAGTAGTTCTTGCCTTTGTCTTTCTTTTCTTTCCTTACCTAGTAAAATTCTTAGCGGACCAGTAATGCTTGTTATTCTAGACCTTGCTTTCCTACTAGCATCGTTGACTATAGGTATCTCCTCAATCTTTTCGTCTACCTGTTCAATTGGGTCTACTGCACCAACTATAACACTACTATAATCAATACCGCTAGTTGGTATGTAGCCTGAAAAATTCTTCCTCCTTCGTATGATCATAGTATAGTTAAGTTTTATTCAGTTTCTTTGAGAGGATTATACCTATCTTGATTTTCTAGCGCGTCTTCTTGATTTTCGACCTTACTAGTAAACCTTTTCTCTTTTAATTCGTCCATGTGTCTTACTTTTTAGGCATTGATACAGGAGGTGCAGTTTTCGCTTTATTTTTATAGAGGCTTGTATTATCCGGCTTCTGGTTTGTATTTTCCTGCTGCCTAATTCTAATACGGTCTTTATTATCTGAGATTTCTTTTTCATTCTCAGACCTTTGTAATTGCGTTAGCTGCATATTCTTCTGCATCTGTTCTTTAATACGCATCTGTTGTCTCTGATGATTCATTTGGAGTTGTTGTCTCTGTAGTCTCATCCTTTCAATCTGCATATCTCTGGCTGACACTTCTTGACTCTTTGCCTCTGCCCCTTGCTCTGGTAATTCTTGTCCAGACTTATTTTTCTCTGGGTCAACTATATCACCTGGTTCTGGAGCTGCATAGTACTTACGCCTTAGTAGAATCATCTTTCCCTGACTTTTTCTGATTATATAGTGCAGCGCCAAGTGTAAGTGCTCCTGCTACCGCCGCCAAGCTACCCGTCTTTTTTGCACTACCTACTTGCTTATCAGTCGGCAATCTTTCTAGGTATCTCTTAATGGACTTATCGCTAAGTTTTGGGTGAAGCTTCTTTATTTCTTCTACTGTCATCTTACCGTACTTCTTCTTAGCACCTCCGATTAATGTAGCGAGTCCAGCAGTAGTACCACCCATACCCATTAAACTTATACCTGCCGCCTTAGCAAGTTTCGTTTTCTTCTTATCAGTTTCTTCCTTCTTAGCTACATCACTTTCGTCAGTAGCAGAATATTGTTTTCTTAGTATTATCATGTTCCTTCTTCCGTTGGTGTTTCTAAGATACTTGGATCCATACCTTGCTGTTCCAACATATTAGATAGTTTTGCCTGTGAATATGCTGTATACTTATTGATTGTATCTTCTGTTATGAGAGGCTCTGTATTTGGGTCAATGTCCTTAATGAGTCCCTGTATGTAACTGAGATAAGCCTTTGTATCAATAAGAGGTGCTGATCCTTCTAATGTTTGGAGTGCATTAGTGACAATACCTGTAATACCATTCACAAGTCCGCCAATACTTTCACTCTGATTTATTTGATTATTATACTCAACGCTAGTCTTTTCGCTAATATGAAGCTGAATTCTACTTGGGTCGATCTCCTCATGATATACCGTTTCATATATCTTAGCAGCTAACCTAGTAACTGATTCTTTAATACCCGTCATAAAACCTGTCACCCTACTATTAGCTCTCTCACTTTGTTGTAGGATCTGCCACTTACTACCACTCGTACTATCCAAGATTGTTGCTGGGATACCGAGAGGGCTAAGTACATTACTCCTACAGTTATCAAGATTCTGCATAAGATCTAATAGTTTATCACTAAGTTTATCTAGTGGCAACATACTATTCTTATTACCGATTGTTGAGTTATAGTCTGGTACAAACTTAGCTGATTGACTGAGTGTATTTTCCAAGAAAGACACCGCATCAAATTGACTTGTTAAGAATGATGCTAGCTCATTTGTATTATTAGCCAGCTTAGTAGTTCTTGCACAAATCTCATTAGCTGTCTCAAGTGGAGTCTGCTTATCAAATTGCAGTAAGAAAATCTGAATACTTGATATATCTCTCAACGATATAAGCGATACAAGTAGCTCTTTGATAACCAATTCTTTCACCTTTAAGATAGATGAATAGAATAATGGCTCCCCTGCTAAGTATGAACAAGTCTTAAGTACCTTCTCTATATTATCCTTACCGCTCGTCTTTCCAAAACTAGGCTTTATTGTGTGATTTTTATTTTCCCAAGATTCATCAAGGTCATTTTCAAGGCGTAAGTTAATAGAGCCTAACATAAATGCACTCTCTGATGGAATTTCATAGAGCTTATTATCAGAACCCCTAGTAATATAAGAATCCACTGTATCACCTGTCTTGTCTTTCTTCTTCTTGAGCACTACACTAACTGGATCATTAATCTCCTCAAATCTAAACTTAAGGTGACCAAGTTCGTCCTTAGTATTCATCAACATACTAGTATAGGACCCATGAAATACAACATCCTTAACGTGACTTCTGATGTAATCGTAGATCTTTAAGTCATTGATTAGTATTTCGTTTATCTTCTCAGTCTTAAACTCATCTGCTGCCTCATTATTCTCATCCATAATAGTAACGGCATTTCTACCCTCACCTAAGAAGTTAATTATGTAGTCAGCAAAAAAGTTAGTAGCTAATTTTACAACATCTAATAACTGATAACTCTTGAGCTCGTCTGATCTTTCGTAGTAACCAGACATTAAATTACTAGGTGATGCATTTCCAAGGAGAGGTGATTTTCTCTGACTACCACCAAACCTTCCACCACCAGTTGATCCAATTTTACTATAACCAGAACCACTATTGAAGATGTTAGATCTCAATGGAACTCTTGATGAACCAACTGAGAAACTACCAAACATCTTCTCAAAAAAACCTTCGTGCTTCTTCATTTTCTCTATAATTTTATTTTATTTTAGTTCCCAAAGCCTAATCGAATAGTAGATAACATAAATTATCACTTTGGGATATAAACCAAACCCTAAAAAATTACTTCTTAGAGTCTTTGTTTTTACCTAATAGCTTACTAGCACCGCCAGCAACAATAGAAGCTGCTGCAAGACCTGCTGCAGTATTTAATGCCTTCTTACCGTTACCTTTAAAGCGAACATCACCATTCTTGAAACTTCTCTTGATTAGATCAGCCGCTTCTTTAACTTCTTTATTCTTCAGTAGACCTTTAACAGTCTTACCTTCATAAGCGCTAATACCATCAAGGCCCTTCTTAGTTGCCTTAAGTCCATAATAACCCGCAGTTCCTAAACCAAGACCTGTACCAAGACCTAAACCTGTACTGGTATAATCAAGACCCTTACGAACCTTCTCTTTTGTCTCAGAGAATTCCTTAGTAGCCTTAGAATCTTTATCTGTAGTTTCTTTACCCTTCTTGTACTTATCATACAACCTCTTACCGCCGTATGCTAAAGCTGCTGTACCTGCTACACCAACAGCTACTTTTCCTGCATTTTTAAGACCCTTTCTGAGTGCCTTATTCTCTCGAATCATTTTATAATACTCAGGTCTGGTTGGTGCACCCTTTGTATACTTGCTTTCATCCATTACAGCTTCTTTCATTCGATTGCCAGCATCCTTTGCCGAATCTAGTGCAGATTCCCAAATATCGTTTTTAACATTACGATAATTAGTAATAGGGTCATAAGAATGCCTTCTATAGGTTCGTATTCTTTCTATGACACCACCACCTTCTATTCTTCCTTCAAACTCTCCACCACCACCTGGAGAGAAATCACCTTTTTTTTATTCATCGTTGGCTTTTTTTCTAAACTTCTTTAAAGCTTTAGCAAAGTTCGATCTTCTTTCCCTAAGCTCCTTTCGACCCTTTGAATTTAAGTCTGTATAATCTCGGTAAGCGAAATATTTAATTCTTGGTATTATCATTTTCACCTGGTATATTATATAGGTTACTTGCATCGATCATTACTGGATCTTCTTGCTTCCTCCTAGACTTTATCAATTTTCTAGCAGCTAGTGCCATTCCAGTACCAACCGCTCCTATTGCAAGTGCCCTATTACTACTCTTTCTTTTCATCACAGCCTTTGACCTCTCTACTGCACCACTAACTCTCCTACTTAAGTCTGCTCTCCTCGCATTCATAAAGTTAGAAATGCTTTTTTCTGTCTCAGCTAGTTTCTGATTCTCTGCTCTTAGGTCCTTTGCAAATTCTCTTCTAATCTTACCTGCACCAAATGGACCTTTACCTGATATATCTCTTCGTGCCTTATCTTTCAATGCAGTTCCCGCAATATCTCTACGTAGTCTTGCATCCCTCACTAGTTTTTCAGACTCGGCATTTATTAAGTTGGTTCCTTTTTCTAGGTGCTTCTGTGCTTGGTTGTCAATTTTCTTAGTACCAAGTTTATTTGCTACCCTATTATAACCAACCGCTGCACCAATAGAACCAACTACTCCACCTGCACCTACTAAGTTTGCAGTTCTATTCTTCTTAGTCTGCTCTTCATAGGATTCAGCGAAGTATTTAATTCTTGGTATTATCATCTTTCTTGTTATTATTTCTTACTGTATTCCTACCTACTGCCTTACCAACCTGCCTTGCTCCATAAGCTGCTAATAAAGGTGCGGCTAAGGTGGATGCGTAAGTACCAAAAGCAGCACCTAATGTTTTCCCTGCTGCCTTCCTATATCCCTTACTTGCACCAGCCTGTTTGAGTAGTTTCATACCTTGACGACTAGCTTCAAATTCAGATACTAATGTTGGGGATTTATAGGCGAGGGGTACAGCATAAGGGGCAAGTTTATTCAGGACACTCTCCTTCTTACCTTTCTTTTCATCACGCCCTGCTTTAATACCGCTAAGTAGTCCACTAGTTATACCAAGACCATTAGATATATGAGTATCATACAACTTAATCCCTGTCTTTTTGTAAACACCCTTGCTTAATTTAGACTCAAATTCACCTACTTCATCTCTTAGATTATGTGCAATCTTACCTATCTTACTACCACCTCTACCATTTTTATGCATAGAGTGTCCAAGTTCATGTGCAAGGAATGCCCCTGATTCATTTCGATTTTTATCACCAATGTTTATAAGGTCCTTTGAGTTAAGTATTGACTTAGCATCCTTGATCCAATTCCTAGTTGACTTATTCTCTAGTTTGTGGCTCGTACCTTTTAGGCTCGGGTTTCCAGAACTCGCCTTTTGCAAGGTTCTTTCAAATCTATAATTTGCAAAATTTCTCTTAGCTAACTTAATTTCTCTTTTTGCTTGTTCTATTCGCTCTTTTGGTATAGAGCTCGTATAATAATCTTCCTGATTGTGCCCATTTGTTAAATATGTTTTCTGATTCTTAGCTATTCTTCCTAGCTTACTGTATAATTTCTTATTCTCTTCACTTAGGTTATTATCGTTAATAGGTATCCGATTATGAGCAAACTTCCTAATATTTTCCCCTAATGGGGCCGCTAATGCAGTACCAATTGCTATACCACCTACTGCTAATTTAGCCCTATCTTTAGTTTCTTTCTTCATATTTTTACAAGTCTAGTGCCTAAGAAGTGTTCCTCTTAAAATATATCTTCTAGCATATTCTGTAACTGTATGCTACTATCTTCCCTAGCATTTCTTGTCATCTGCTCAACAATTCTAAGCTGTTTATTTGCAGAGCTACCACCATCTTCTAGGTATTGTGAGTATTTCTTATAGCATGCCCAGATAGAACCAACACAAGCATCAGCAATATCCTTAGTACCTGGTTGATCTCCTGTTTTTCCTCTATAATCAAACTCAAAACAATTAGAGATATCTGGGTGATCTATCTTAACATGACCACCATTCTTACCATTTGTCACTATTCTAAGCTCTGAACACTCACGTAACATTCTTTCATTATATACCATCTTAACTCTCTTAGATAAGACAATATTTTTGAACATAAAGTAAGGCTCTGTTGTTCTATCCACTGACAACTCTTCATAAGGAATACCAACACGCTCACAGGATTGAAATAAACCAGCACTAGCAAAAGAGTCAGCACTAACATTCACATTATAATCTACATTTAATCTCTGTATAAACTGGAATATATGGTCAAGTGAAGTAGATTGTCCCTTCTTCCTACTAAGTCCAAATAATAATGGAACTTTGAATGTAGGGTAAGGGGTTGTATCAAATCCATCCGTGTCTGTTATCTCACCGTCAAAATAAGAAACTGCTATACCACATACGTCATTTCTCAATCCAATATCTAGGTGTATAAATAATGTAGTGTGTCTAGGTATCTTAGTAAGCATTGGTGAAACTCTATCATATATCGTATCCTCTAAGTTGAAGAAATCAATATCATCAATTACATCATCACCTAGATTTGGTATACTAGAACACTCAATTACACTTGATATGTTACCTTGAAAAAATAACTCCTTACTAGAATAACCAAATCCAGCTAAGTCTTGTAGAGATCTGATAGGGTCTAGGATAAAATTTCGCTTAACCTGTATCGGACACTCTATGATTCTATCCACATCTAGTTTACTTCTATCTGTTGTTTCCTCTAGTACAAATGGTGTATGTACTGAATCACCCCTATAGAATTCAAATGTCTTGCCCTCACTTTCCCTATATAGTTCAGGTCTTGCTACCCAATGTGAATATTTAGCTAGGTAGAGTTCATCCTCTGGTACAGTCTCTTCAAACTTATCTGCCACTGAATGATCTGCATCCTTAGCACTACTATCTATAATCACATGTCCAAAATTATGTCTCTTACTAACAAAACGAGATTGATAACGTGTAAGTACCTCACTAAGTTTATTCATTGCATCTTGTGGTCTCCAGAATCCAATCTCAGAGAGCACACTAAATACTAGCTGAGTACCTAAGACTGCATTTGACTTAGGGCCTGATGAGATAAGTCGAATCTGTGGCTTATTGTACTGATTCTTAAAATAAGGACTCAGCGCAAAAACAGTTTTAAAATAGACTACGAAATCTTTATACGCGGTATCTTCGTTAGCGTGGAAAAAACCAAATGCAATCTTAACACCACCCGCTAGACCAAGACTAAGATTCATATTAGTACAACAGTCTAGGCGATGATACATATAAAGTCCCATCAATTTAGACATAGTTGACTTACCAGAACCAATACAACCGCCAAATGAGACATAAGGCGTTTTAGTGTTGATAGGTGTTGGATAAATCTCAGATCCAGCATTTTTCCAGATATTAAAAATAGACTTACCGTGATTTGTTATTCCCGGGTTGCCTAAGAAATAATCGTCATGTACAAATTGATCAAAAGAGACCGGTACATGATTCATACCTAATAGCTTGGAACCTACTATTATCTTTTCATCCTTACTGAGCTTCGAATACTGTAGCTCTATATCAGAAGGTAACACTAAGTCCCCAATTGAAGATGTTGGGTCGGATTGTGATATAAATTTTTGTCCGTCCATAATCTTTCATTTTATAATCGTGTTCCCCTAACCTCATCGAAGAGTAAGATTCTTGTTTCAAATCTATTAAGGGAAATAATATGGTAATTAAAAAAGTTTACCAACTAAGCTTATAATATCAGATATATATCTAACATCCTCAGAATCATGGGACTTAATATAGTAGTTCTTATAACTATCTAATTCAAATAATAAATCTTCCTTGAAATCAGAAATGCCTGTCTTCCTACCTGCTAATTTATGCCAAGTTCCACCTTTAAATACATACCTTGCATTATAACTACAACTGAGCCAAGTATCAAAAGTTAGGACTCCATTTTTAACTTCACAATGTAAGAAAGGACCTTCATCATCTGCATCAGGGTAATCTTCATACAATTTCTGTGACTTACTGCACAAGTCCTCTACTAACTTTTCAGAAACCATACCTTGAAGTTTTTGATCTCCCCTAAAAGCTGGTAAAGTTGCTACATCTTTTACAGAATAATACGCAGTCCTTAAAACTATCATAGTTTAATTCTTCTCTGAGTCTTGGTCTTTCTTATACTTATCATAGAGCTTCTTACCACCATATGCAAGAGCTGCAGTACCTGCTAAACCGAGACCAGTATAGCCTACCTTCTTAAGACTCTTACCTAATGCCTTCTTAGCGCGAAGCTCATCTGCAATTGCTTTATGGCGGTTTATAGAAATCTCAGACTGAATCCTTCTACTATTAGTATCTGCAAGTAATTCAGTCTTCCTGAATCTCGCCTTACCACCCACTTCGGAAGCTGCTCGATTTCTTCCAAAATGTGCCTTAGATTTGGCCGCACTTATTTTGAATTCTGACCCAAAATTAGCATTCTTGGCAGTAGTTAGTTCATCTGCAAGTTCCTTATTAATCTTATTTCTCTTTGAATTTAATTCCTTAGCTAACTTATTTCTATACTCTCTAAGTTCTTTCTTAGCCCTACTATCAAGGTCCTTATAGTCAGCCTCGGCGAACTCCTTCTGCTGTTCTTTTTTTTTTGTCAGCTAGTTTCTTAGCACCTACCGCAAGACCTGCTGCGAGTGCGGTACCAGCAGCAACACCACCACCGATCTTAACACCCTTCTCATGCTTTGCGTAGAATTCAGCTGCATTCTTACCAACCTTAGAGTTCTTAATATTCTCCTTGGCACGATTAAACATATCACGTAGCTTACTTGCCTTCTCCTTACTAACTTTTGGTGTCTCCATTGGCAAGTTTTCTGCAAATTCCTTCTGTTCCTTCATATCTTTATTCTTACTCTTATCGTATAACTTTTTAGCGCCATATGCAAGAGCGGCAGTACCAGCAACACCTGCGCCGATCATACCTGCCTTCTTAAGATCGCCTTTGAGTACTTTTGCAGTTGAACTAGATTTATCGAGCATAGCATGATTTAAAGCACTTCTTCTCTTAAAATTTGCTAAATTCTCTGCACCTTTATCTCCAAGGTGAATAAAGTCTATATCTCGTTCATAATTGATCTGATTTCTACGCTTATTTAATTCCTTTGCTATTTTATTTCTCTTAAGTTTTTTCCCAAACTTTTCGATGAAATTAAGGCCTTTGTAATCTTCCCTGGTAAATTCTCTCTGTTCCATAGTTACTTTATTGTTTCTTTATTCAAGAGCTTCATGAAATTATCTATTGCCTCTTTTGACTGATCTGATTGTAAGTCTAGTCCATTACCTTCTTGTGCAATTTTCTGAAGCTCTAAGTTTGCACCCTCTATCTTGATGTCTGACTTAAGTTCCTCTAGCTGATTTATATATCCCATTAAGTGATCTACTATTAGGAAGATATCAGCAGTTGTTAAGTCCTGTCCAAACATTCTAGCTGGGTCTGTGATATACTCAATTGCAATAGCCAGTTTCTGAATTAAATGCATTATCAAGATTGGCTTAATGCTTGAGTAGATTTCTGATAGGTATAATTCAAGTACTCTCCTACTCTTTGGATCACTAACATTTACTAGTGTCTGTGTTAGGGAGTCAAAATTTATCTGCAGATCTGTTCCGTACTCTTTATTATACTGCGTGAATACATTATTAAGTGCTAGTGACATTTCTTTTGCCTTTGCCTCTTTTTCATTCTTGGCGAGAGCACTAGCATCAAGTATTAAGTTCTTCGCAGTCTTAGGAAGGCTTGGGGCACCTGATATAATACTTTTGAGATCCTGACTTACATCACCACCTTCAGAATCCTCATCAAGTAGTTCATAATCATCACTCCCTGTACTACTTCCTCTTTCCTTATCAATAATCGCCTTCTTAAATTCTGGATCACTGAAGGGGTTGATTGGATTGAAATTTCCCATAACCTTTATTTTTTACCTACTTACTAATTGCTGAGGAAGGGTCATAGGACCTTAATTCACTAGCATCATTTTCTGCCGTTGAATCTGCTAAGGCCTTAAATTCTTCATCGCTCACAGCATAGGTTTTATTTCTTATTATTATCATCACTAACCGTTCTTCTACCAATTACCTTACCTACCTGCCTTGCTCCATACCCTGCAAGAACTGGTGTAACTAGGCCGGCTGCATAAGTTCCCCATGCCGCACCTAGGTTCTTTAGGGCTGCTTTTCTATAGGCTTTATTTGCACCTACTTGTTTGAGCAGTTTCATGCCTTGACGGGATGCCTCAAATTCAGATACTAATTCAGGGGTCTTATAGGCAATTGGTGCGGCTACTGAACCTATTTTATTTAGGACATTCTCCTTCTTACCTTTCTTTTCGTCACGTCCAGCCTTTATGCCACTAAGTAGGCCACCACCTACACCAAGACCTAATACCGTATTATTGGAGACTTTATTATAATTAGAGTTGGTCTTATCTGCCACTTTCTGAGTAACATGTTTTAACTTATGATTTAACTTATGCGCTAATTTTCCAACCCTACTACCATCTCTACCGTGAAAGTGCATTGAGTGTCCAAGTTCATGTGCCATACTTGCACCAGCATCTATTTTACCACTATCAATCTGTATAAAATCCTTTGAATTAAGTACAGACTTAGCGCCCTTAATAGCACCTTTAATACTTCTTCTCTCACCTTCAAGACCGGTCCCCTTCAGATTACTAGTTCCTGTCGAGTCTTTCCAATATCTAAGATCTTTATATCTATCTTTCTGTTCTTTAATGAACTTTTTTGCACCGTCTAGGTTCTTTTGACCCATCTTACTACTGTGGAAAAAATTATCCCCTTCCTGGTCAAATACATGAGTTTTTTGATTCTTTGCAATATCTCTTAGCTTCTTAACAACCTTAAAGTCTTCTTCTTCAACACCCTTAAAAGGTAGTCTGCTCTTTTGATATACTTTATTCATGTAGTTTATAGGGTGAAGGTTCTCACTACCAAGCGCATATCCAGCCCCTACTGCACCTACCGCAAGACTGGCTTTATTTTTATCTTCTTTTTTCATAATACCGTATTCCTTTTAAACTACAACAGCTCGTCCAATACTTAAGTGGAGTGTGTTATCCAGGTTTCATCCTACATCCTGGCACTCCATCATAAGCTCGGAAAACATCTTACTGTGAACTAGTTACTGTTATTCACTAGAGGTAATAAGGCATGTTAGTTGCCCCATTAAACAATTTTTCACAGTTCCTAGCATGTACGTTAATATACCAGATGATTGGTTTTGCTAAGTAACGCACAACTAGTTTTACTTTCTTTACTGTTGCATTCATAAGTTCCTATAGCCTCATCGAAGAGTAGAACCTGCCGCTGCTATTCACTATAGGAATTAAAAATTATGGAAAACAAATTAACTTTTCTTACTTACTGTATACACCATCAAAACGATACTTCCAGAAATTCTTCTTAATCTTGATAACTGTTACACCATGCAAGGTAGTTGAATCATCCTTGACAACATTATATCTAGCCACCTGACAATCGAAATACTTACCAGTTGAATCCTGACGTACCTCAACATCACTCAGTGTAAGGCCATTAATGCTATCCTTACAGTTCTCCTTAATTGCGCTGATCACTGCGTTGTAGTCTGTCTTATTGCTTAACTTCATAGGAGCTGCCCAGAAGAAAATAGCACTAACCAACAAACATACACCAATAAAAGTGCCCATTGCAATAATAGGGTTCTTGAATGTCAAACCCTGCTTTAAACTTTGTAAAAATTCTTTCATGACTTTTATTTTTATTACGTTGTTTATTCCTCTACTATACAAAATAATAGATCGAAAGAGGCCAATATAGCTTGCTGAGAAACCATATTATGTACCCACCTAAATATTTTATTCACCAACAAGTTTAAACTATACTGGACGCTCCCTCTGAAAATCTATATTTGTATAAAGTCAATTACAAAAAGAAAGACAGAAAAAACAACTCACCAAGCATGTCAATCTGTCCTAACTACCGAATAAAAAATACTCAGCTCTTTCTACATATAAGGAAACTACTAATAATCGGGGTAAAAATCGGGGGGAAATTTGTGGCAGGTACTATAATATTGACTCATTTCTAATATTAAATCCCCC